GTAATAGGTAGCGTGTTAATGGTCATGGCAAGCGTGCCAGAGGTCGTAACAGGCGAGCCACCTATAGTGATAAAGCCATCCGAAGATGAAAGACCAACTGATGTAACGGTTCCAGTGCCTGGTGCGAACGCCCACGATGCCGTGTTACCATCGGAAGTCCAAACCTGGTTGACGCTCCCAATGGCAACTGGCACATAAGAACCAGCGTCCCCCACGAGCATATCGCCTGTAACAACAGCGGAAGCAGCACCGGTGCCAGGTAAGTTAATCGTAATAGTCCCAGACCCCGTAACGGGGCCACCCGCTATAATAAGGCCTGTAGTTGAACTGTTGTTGATTCCTGTAACGGTTCCACCTTGCGAGTTGCCAACTGTTACAACAGCCTTAGCTCCTGATCCTTCATCCGTCACCTCTACGGTAGTATTACTACCAGCCCTAAATTCTACATTGCTGTAACTACCAAGAACGGCGCCCCCATCCTCTAGGACATTAATACGTTGAAGAACGGTTCCTGGTAATTGGTTGACTTGTGTGTTGCCTTCAACACCTGTATTGCGCAGGACCTGAATGCCTAATCCACCTGTTATAGAACGTGATGTGTAAGTCTGAGTATCAGTGTTATAGCTTATATATCCGCTTGTTTGGTTCGCCACTAAAGAAGCTAGGTTTCCACTTGTCGATATAATAAAATTTGATTGGGGCCCATTATCGGTTATGAATAAACCTTGACCTACATTCAATGTTCTTGCATTTGGAAAGTCCGAATAATTAGTTCCAGCAATAATAACAGACGTTGTGGACACCGACATGAAACAAACTCTTTAAATATCTCCACACAAAAGAGATAACAACTTTCTTGGGAATGGTGTTTTTTCTGATTACATAAGAAGCTATCGAAACGAAGAATGTCTCGGTGTAGAATTCTGATCTGCATTAATTGCGTTAGCCGGAATCGGTGGTAAGTGTAAATCATTCAAAATGCTATTGGCTCTTGCCAAACGCTTAGCACTTTCTTTGGTCGCATAAAGCGCAAGGCCTGCCAGAGCAAGAGACGACGTACCCATAACAGCGGAGGTGATCACCGCTGAATTGCCCTTTATAAAACCCGAACAGCCAGCTGATATAGTTGCGCCTGCTTGCATCAGCTTCTCCAAGCAGTAAATAACATGTGCGGCTTGAAGCCACGTTTTATGGCTGCCTACCGAGTCATGAAAAAGTTTTGTGATGGCTTCGTTGCGATCCCTTAAGATGTCGTTAGAAAACTGGGTCATGTCTATCTCGGTAGGACGCCTATCTGGCAAAGCCAAATGAGGAACTTGGTTAGTATCCTCTGATGAATCGAGCACCGCCCCAAAGGGTTGGGTGGTGGTAACTTGCGCAGCAACACCTAAATTAATGATCAGAAAAACATGCACTAAAAGAGTTAGCATCTATCATCCTAAGCCTTAAAACCATTTGGGTTGTTAAAGGGACGAGGAAGTTTAACGGGGTAGGGGTCTGCCTTAATGGGCGGTACTTTTAACTGTGCATTCAAAGGATCCATAATTTCAGGCTTATTGAGAACAATAGCCCCTGACCAATAAACCGAATCGCCCGCCTGCCTCATTTGCCTTCCAAATTCCGTCATAGGGCCATATAACGAAGTTGTATCGCACTTCATCCAAGGTTGGATAAAATCATACCCGTGGCGTGATTTTGGAACCCTGTAATTAAGATATCTTGCTCGTGCCATTATAAGTTCGCCCATGCGCTAGAGAGGTCAACAGATAGCTGCGTTGGACCAGTTTCACCGTCATCTTGAGCGACGTTAGCGTAAGATTGGTCGTACTCTTGTTTTATCCTGTCAAAATTAGGTGGGTTATGGATCAAAGCTAATTGATACGCAATGCCTGCTACGAGTGGCTTATACCACTTAGCATCCAAATCAACACTTTGAAACAACTGTGTTACGTCCTGGCAAAACACCTTGGCAGTATAAGTAAAACCACTAAAGCCTGTGTAGTTGTTGCCATAAACATAAATGCTTCGGCCCACTTTCTCATTGTAATAAACAGCCGTTGGCGTGGACTGTGGCAAATACTTCGTTGAAAAATTCATAAAGCTATCACGTATGATTGTGCCAATCGCCAAATCCTGCGTATCATCATTGAAATAAATTTGTTTTAACGATAACGTCGCACCACGTGTTTCCCGAATACGCCAGTAGACCGCACAGGGCGGCCATTCACATGCCCACCAACGTGTCATGCCTGGATAATAAGTTTCTTGGGGACAACTCTTTTGAATGAGCCAATTAACACCATCCACACTATACTCAATATTAATTGAATATATTTGAGTTGATAATGTAAGTATCCCAACATACCACACTGTTTTGCTTGTAGGGTATTGGTAGGCAATCCAACCGTTTGGCTCCAGCTGAGTAAAACCACCCACTGAGTCTGGTGTAAAAAGGGCTGAAGGATCTTCGCCATCACTTGATTCAGATGAGCCACCAAGAAGGCGTGTGGTCACAGTTCTAACCCATGTTAAGGGCCTATAAACATAATCAGGGACTTTATAAAACATTTGCCCTGGAACAAATTCAACAAACTCACGCTGAACAAGACAAAGAGTTGTTTGGCGCGCCTGCCACTCACGCAATTCTAAGTTGGCAGCTGATCGGGCAAATTCAACATCATCATCGGTGATTTTGTTGGGGCCTTTGCCAATTCTGGCGTAAGCCATATCAACGATTTTTTCAAAGGTAAAGTTAGTCTGGAAGTCATAGGTGCGACTAGTTTGAATAGATTGCGTTGCGCTTGTATACATACAACCTGACCTATACTACACTAATAATGTGAATGCCCGTTGCTTTATTTGGCCCGCGACCAGTGGCATTCACTATCGCATTCAATCTATCTTTTTCCGCCGTGACGCATAGCTTTAGCTGCGTCGGAAGCTGAAGGCATAGCGTCAACGTCGCTTACATCTGCATGACGTGAGCGCGCATGTACACGCTTGCCACGCTTGTGAGCTGCTTCTGCTGTATCGCCACCATCCGCACGGTGACGACGACCTACACCACAACCTTTCTTGTGAGGTTCTGGTGTGGATACATCACCACCATCATCGCGGTGACAACGAACAGCCTTGCCGCGCTTGTGAGGCTCTGGTGCCTCAACCGCGCTTCCCTCAGCGTGATAAGCACGCACTTCATGGCCGTGACTCTTTTTTGAAGAACCAGCGTTTAAAAACTTATCTGCTTCTTTTGAGAAAAACATAATAATATTCCTTTCTTAGGATGTTAAACCGTTTTGTATAAGTGAAATCAACAAATTGGACTCATTAGCAACACCTGGCGCAATATCTGTCCAGCCAGCATTGCGTCTTTGATTGCCAATATCCACCAACACATTTAAAGGTCCACCCAATTGCGAAAGATCGGTGTAAGAGTTTTCCAATAAAACTGTTGTAATGGGGAAATTTTCAGTAGCACACCAAAATATTCCCCTGTTGATTGTTGAGTTGAACTCAAAAGTATTATCCACAGAGCCGTATGGTATAAATACATCCGATAACACCAAGGGCCCACCTGGCATAGCACTCATTTGATTGTCATAAACAAAACGTGGATAGTTAGAATTAAGAATACAATATTGTGTGGTTTTTACAGGGGTATTATTATCACCATCTGTTAGAACCTCTAATGTAAAGTTCTTAGAGCCATAATTAACCGATTCCTGAATGTTAAACTCGGCCATCCCTTGGGCGCCAAAATCTAAATAAAACGGTTGCGTAGGCGTAGTTGGCGCCCCACCACTGGCCGTTATGATGATGTCAATTAATCTATTAGGGTAGAAAAATTTCTGACATGCGGCAAAAGTAGTGTCAGTTGTAACACCAATATTTTGAGACATTGTACCAAGCATGACATCAAGAGTGGTGGGGCCTGATCCATCCGGTAGAGTAATGAAGTCCGTCAAGAACACGCCCCAGTAGTTTTGATAAACCAATTTGATCTGGTAATCGTCCCACCCGCTACCAGTCGTGCTGATGTACAACTGACGAGATGTGTTAAATGGAAGATTTGTTGGGAAATTCAAATATCTTTTAAGAGAAACAAAGTCATTTGTAACAAAACCATTAACAACAATTGGGTTGACCGTGCCAAGTTGACCTGGTGATGAGGGAACACCACTACCCGCCACATACCCAGCATCCCAACCGACAAGCCAGTTGTTATAAGATGCTTGGTATGGATAAAGCGAGAATCTCTGACTCATATACTCTCTTCCTTAAAAATCACTAAAGGGTACAGGACCAATAAGCAAATCTAAAGTTGGCTCACAACTATTGTTTGGATCGGACAAATAATTTCCGTAAAGATTAAAACCAAATCCATTCCAACCCGTAGCTGAAACAGCATTAGATGCAACAGCACTTTGCTGTAACTGATTCATCATTTGTGAGTATTTCCACGGGAACACATCGGCACCAGGCACATAGTAAGAAATAGTCATGGGCCCTTGGTATGCGAAAGAGTTATCCGCACCTAATGCACCAGCTGAATCATAAGCAATGGTAATGTTTGGAGAGAATACGCCCCTTACATCCCCAGTTTCCGCGGTTAAATCCCAAGGTGTGGTTGGATTAATAAGTGTGTTGTGTTGATTAACACCAGTATTCAAAACCAATGGGTAAGATGTTTGCCATGGACTGATTGTTGCAGGAGGGCCTGCCGTAGAATCTGCTGCATATGGAACCAGATTATTCACTTCTGTCCAATATGTCGCAAGTTCACCAGCTTGACCCGCTGGAGGCACCCACCACTGAGAATAATTCTGCATGTGGCCAAGATCAGTCATTTTATAGGGTAGGCCAAAATTATTACCGCTACCTATTGAAAAAATAGGGGCGGCCCCAACATCTCCAATACTCACAAATACAACCTCAACTTCAGTAAGTCGAAACAGAGCACTTGGCGTATCAGCTGATGCCACGCCAGTGGCCGAAGCATCTGGTACCTCTACCCTTGCTTGTGTTGTGACCTTTCGACCCCAAACGTCGTATCCTCTAAACTTAAGCGTTAAAATACTTCCAGTCGCCGGAGCTGCTGTATTCACATCTAAACTAATCTGAATTGATCGTGGGTAGTCAAGCTGAATCGACTTAGTCCCTGCTCGGTTGTATAGAATCTGAGTTGCACGAGGTGTAGCAACTGTTCCTTGCAAAGGAATAATTGTTCCAACCACGAGAGACTGGGCAACAAATTCAGATGCACCCACAATGTCTAGCGGGTCAGGCGAAACAGGGTTAATGCGGTAAGTACATTGCGGACCGATTAACATACCGCTGCCATAACCCCAGGACAGAGCATCTGCCAATGTTACTGGGGTGCTACCGCCTGGAAAACCCAGACCACTGTTGGATGTGTCAGGCCCAATACAAAGACCCGATGGAAAATAATTCCCAATGTCTTGCGGGTCCTCTATCGTCTTGGCAGCATAGATATAGTCAGTGTCGTTTGCCATTAGATGGTCTCCTTAGTTAAACGTAGTTGAACCAAATACTGCACGACCTGAACCACACCCTTGACCCCAACGTGCCGCGCTCACATAACCAAAAACGAATGCTAAAGTAATCGGCAACGCTTCAATTGTAAGTGGCATTTTGGTGTATTGAACGAATCCTAGATCCTCGTTTGTACCAGCAAAGAAGCATGATGGATCATTCAAGTATGGGTTTCCAATAATGCCTTCTGAGAAATAGCCACCATGATAGATGGCGTTGATAGCACGGTTTGCAGTATTCGGGTCATCAGGGCTGAACAAGATTGTTTGTGCGAGTGGTGTTAATTGCATTGGAACCATTAACCATTTTGCACGCAAGTTTTTTGGATACATTGAAAAGCTCTTGAAAAGCTGAATCGCTGTAACGGCCGTTTGAAGGTTTCCTTTACTTAGTCCAACGGGAATTGGATATGTGTTGGCATAAGTACCTTCGGCTAGAATGTGCGCTGTTGAAAGCAAAGGTAGACCGTCACCTAATGCAGATGCGTTATTTCGCGCGTTGTTAAATTGATTCCACAAAACAATGTTTTCCAAAACTTCATGAGCGTCAACGAATCCGTTACGTTGAGCCGACCACTGAGCCTTATAAAGGTTATCTTGTTGGGCTTGAAGGGTCACAAAGCACGCATTGGTATACGTGTTAATGGGGTAGCTTGTAACGATACCTTCACCAGATGTGGCGATGCTCGAATCGGCCCCTTCACTCGTTTGTGAACCCCAATTAACGTCCCTCATTTCCATGTCGAACATTGGGTTCATGTCAGCATGTGCCGTACGATAAACCTTTTGGTGGAACTTGGGTAAAAGCTGTTTGGAACCTGCAACAATATTAAGATCCTTCAAAAGGAGGTGTCTCAATTGTCCCGTTGTTAATGGACTAGAATATGATTGTACAACAGACATTAGTTATATCTCCTTAAAAGTTCGATGGAGTTGAAAATGTTGGAAATGGTGAGTCCGCAATGCGACCAATAACATTTCCGTATGGTAGCCCTGGATTGGAAACAGAACGACTTGGCGTGCCTAAAGTTTCATCAAAACCAATAACTTGGAAAGAGGTTGCTAAAGAAGCGTCATACGGAATGCCCACACCACCCGTCATATTGCAATATACGGTTGATTGATCGCCACTAAGAATAACTTTGCCACCTGCATCCAAACTAAATACGAGTTGTCCCATTTGGAAGAGTCCAGTGCGCAAGCAACCATCCACACCTGTTTGAACAGAAAAACCAGGTTGATATGTTGCCAAAATAACAAAAGCCACAGGATCAGAACCATCACTTGTGGTTGTTCCTGCTCTCCAAGAGAGTTTCATGGGCAAGTTCTGAAACATCTCTGAGTCAGTACTGTACTGGCACCCAGCAAACACGCCAAGAATAGGCCTGTTAACAACATTTACTAAGTCGCCGGTTGGTGCTGTAGTGTCAGCTCCGGAACCGATATAGCCACCGCCAGTTGTGACTGGGGAGGTCGCGGACAGCCATACGACCGGATCGCCCAAACCAATGTTTTGCGCATATCCATTTTCAATATTAAGTGTTACAAGAGATTGGCTTGCTAACCCTGAGCTAGGTAGCGAACCTAACATAAACCCTTTTGGAACAAGACCATTTGGAGCATCTACGCCGTATGCCATAATTTAAAACCTCATTTTGTTTTTTCTACAAAGAAAAGATAACAAGGTGAAAATAGGGTCGGTTATGGGCAGCAAAAATGTATCTTATACCAAACAGATTCGCCTCACATTGAAACAAGAAGAGGAATCAAGCATTTTAAAGAAGAATGCTCTAAGCAATAGGAAACTTCGTAAATGGCAGACACTCAGAAAGAACAAGAGCGCGCAGCACTTCACTCCACCATTTGGCGAATCGCCAATGATCTGCGAGGAAGTGTAGATGGGTGGGATTTCAAGAAATATGTATTGGGTATGCTGTTTTACCGTTTTATTTCGGAAAACCTAGCCTTCTACATTAATGCGAAAGAAAGAAAAGCTGGAGAAAAAAATTTCAGCTATGCAAGTTTAACAGATGATGAAGCTGAACGTGGCCGTGCATCCATCCTGGAAGAAAAGGGTTTCTTCATTCATCCAAGTGAACTTTTTGATAATGTCCGTAAGCAAGCAAAGAATGACAATCTTAACGAGACCCTTGAAAGGGTCTTTCAAAATATTGAGGCTTCTGCCAAAGGAACAGCCAGCGAAAGTAACATGAAAGGGCTATTTGATGATATCGACGTCAACAGCAATAAATTAGGAACAACAGTCTCAAAGCGTAATGAGAGTCTTGTTAAGTTGATGAATGCCATTGGTGATCTAAATATTGGTAATTATGATAATAACTCGATTGATCTTTTCGGGGATGCCTACGAATATCTGATGACCATGTATGCAACTAACGGAGGAAAATCAGGAGGTGAGTTTTTTACACCTCAAGAAGTTGCCGAACTACTTGCACAAATAACAGTTGTTGGAAGAACAGAGGTGAACAAAGTTTATGATCCTGCCTGTGGTTCTGGCTCTCTCCTTCTTAAGTTCGCCAAAGTGCTAGGCAAAGAAAATATTCGCAACGGTTTTTACGGTCAAGAAATCAATCACACGACCTACAATCTTTGTCGGATTAACATGTTCTTGCATGATATTAACTATGCGCAGTTCGATATAGCGCACGGCAACACCCTGATTGATCCCAAACATTGGGATGATGAACCTTTTGAAGCGATTGTTTCCAATCCTCCCTATTCCATCAAATGGGAGGGGGACGCAAGCCCACTGCTGATTAATGATGAACGTTTTACTCCTGCTGGAGTTCTTGCTCCAAAATCTAAGGCAGACCTGGCTTTCGTGATGCACGCGCTTTCATGGCTGGCGACAAATGGTACAGCAGCCATCGTTTCTTTCCCTGGCGTTCTGTATCGTAGTGGGGCAGAGCAAAAGATCAGGCAATATCTGATCGATAATAACTTTATCGATGCGGTGATCCAACTTTCGCCAGACCTGTTCTTTGGTACCACTATTCCCACCTGCATTCTCGTTTTGAAAAAGAAAAAAGCTGATAATAAGACGCTGTTCATTAATGCGAGCGCAGAGTTTGTGCGCGGTTCAGCCAAAAACAAACTGACTACGGCGAATTCAAAAACGATTCTAGATTGTTACACGAACCGCAATAATCAAGAACACTTTTCGCGTCTTGTAGACAATACCCAAATCGCCGAACAAGGTTATAACCTTAGTATTAGTTCTTATGTTGAACAAAAAGACACACGCGAAATTGTTGATATTACCGAATTGAATGCACGTATTGCGGAGATCGTGAAACGTCAGTTTGAATTGAGGACGCAGATTGATGCTATCGTGGCCGATCTTGAAGGAAAAGCTGCATGATCAAGATTGATGACATGATTGCCAAATATTGTCCGAATGGGGTCATGTTTAAGTCGCTCAAGGAAGTTGCGCGCATTCGGAATGGGAAAGATTACAAAGAGTTCGGAAGGGGTAAAATCCCTGTCTACGGGTCAGGCGGAGTCATGACGAGGATAGATACGGCAGCTTACACGAATCCATCCGTATTGATTCCTCGCAAGGGATCTTTGAGAAATCTTTATTTCGTTGATGAACCTTTCTGGACGGTGGATACGATTTTTTATACAGAAATTAATGAGAACCTCATTGCACCAAAGTTCTTTTATTACTTCTTAGCTGCCCAAAGTCTAGCAGAATTAAACCAAGCTGGGGGTGTTCCGAGTCTTACCAAATCAGTTTTGAATGAAATAAAAATTCCTATCCCTTCACTGGAAATTCAGCATGAGATTGTGAAGGTTCTTGACAGCTTTCCTCCGCTAGAAGCAGAACTAGAAGCAGAACTAGAAGCACGTCGTCGACAGTACGAATACTATCGTGAAAAGCTTCTTGCTTTTGGGGGGGAGTTTAAGGAGTTGAGGGAAGTTTTAAACTATACTCGACCAGATAAATATATTGTAAAATCAACAAAATATGATAACAACCATTTAACACCTGTTCTGACTGCAGGTGATACATTCATATTGGGATATACTAATGAAATTGATGGAATCTACGAATCATCCTCACTTAATCCTGTAATAATCTTTGATGACTTTACCACTTCCTTTCATTGGGTTGATTTCTCTTTTAAAGTCAAGAGCTCTGCCATGAAAATACTGAGACCTGAAGACAATGTACTCTTCAGATACGTCTATTATGCAATGAAGTGTATCCAATACATTCCCTCAAGTCATGCGCGTCAATGGATTTCAATATATTCTGCTTTTAGAATTCCCATTCCTCCTCTTGAAATTCAGCATGAGATTGTAAAGATTTTGGACACCTTTACTGAACTTGAGACTGAACTTGAGACTGAACTTGAGAAGCGCCAACAGCAGTACGAATACTATCGTAACAAGCTACTCACCTTTCAGGAGTTAGTTTAATGGCTGGCTATAAACTATAGACACATGTATCCTTAACCACCAGAAGAATGAACAGGAAAAACAAATGATTGATGAAGTGCAAAACGAAACCCCCTCTCAAGAAAAAGATATAATAGATGGACTTGGCCCGATCGAAACCCGAATTATTAATTTGCTCGGCCTTCAACCACATGTTCTCTATGCTTTAAATAAAATCCTCGAGGCTGAACGAGGCTTTAAGAACAGCCGTATTTCAACCATTAAAGATGTTATTGTTCAAGCGTGCGAACAACGAGCAGAAACATATAATAGATACAGACTCTAAAACAAAAGGGCATCTTGTTTCAATAATAAATCTGGAGAAGGCGCAATATCTTGCTGTATGCCATCTAAAAGTATTTTAAAAGATTTGCTTTCATTCAAAACTACTAAGCTAATCATAAAGCTTAGCAAACTAGAGTAATCTCTGAACTCCCATTTTTCTAGGGTTTCACGTAATTTATTCAATTCTCCATTATTAATTTCTAAAAGAAGGGAATCTCCTTTTTTTTCTGCTTTAATAGCCATATACTAAACCTTTCTTTATCCCTCAACGTATAACTATTTTACGCTATGGCCGCTAAAGTAGTAAGCAGGTTGTGGAGCATAACCGACATAGTGAATTTAATGGAGTAAAGCAGATGTCTGTTGTTACAAAATATGAAAATGATAATAAATTATTTTTAGAGATAGATAATGGTGACTTATCTAACATGCAAGAGGTCATTAAAAAATGGAACTTTAAAGATGAACAAGCATTATGGAGATTTTGTTTGAGCTTATTACTATCCACTCAAGATAAAACATTATGGATCAAGGAAGAAGGTGAGCGTATAAGAGTGACGCCCGCTAATCATAATATCAGAGTATAGCACCAAGGGGATTCCAACCCCTATTTACCCTTTCTAATTAAGGGCATCTTGTTTCAATGTCCACATGTAGACATCATGACGCAGCGAGAGGAATCTTCTCGCCATTCGGCGGCATCCCGCTATTAGATGATAGTGCTATGAAAAGATATTATCTTATTACCTTTTCAAGTCCAATACGTTGCTTTGGTTCATTGCGTAAGGGTTCATACTATTTTGACGTGCTTTTTGGACGATCGCGTTGTTCATACGTCGCTCACCATCAATGCGCGCTTTAATGCTATTGTGTGTTGCAATGTCAATTTTAAGCAATATCTGATCAATACAAACAACAAATCTTTTATATATATCGCTGTGTTGGTTGACGCTTGGGATAGATGAAACCAACCACTCGGGCACTTCCTCTAACGTAACGCCAACCCATCCTAAATTCTCTTTTTCACGAATACTCATGTCATCCAAAGGACAGAACAACAAATAATAGCCTGCTTCCTCGAATCTCTCTTGAACCCCAGATGGCAAACAAAAAGCGTTTTGGGCCCATGGCATTAAATCCTCGTTGCCCTTGTTGGCTTTAACGTTCCGCTCAATATCACGGTGAATCTTATTGTTTGTGCGATGTGTTTGACGAATAGGATCAGATGGACTGTGTGAAGGCCTACCACGCTTTCTATTTAAACGACCTTCAATAGGCACATCATCATGATCACTTGGAGCATTAAAGATTACAACTTGTTCCTCAAGATTCTTTTCATCTGTCATTATTATTTTTCCTTAATGTTCTTGTTAACTTCCAAATAGTGTTGCATGTATTCCTCTTTGCTCATCCCCGCTGGAATTCTGTGTGTTTCCAAAAGAGAACGCGCAAACGGATGGATCTGACTTGAAGCTGACGTAGCCTGAGATGAACGAGCGCGAGATGAGTTAGGCGACGATGTGGCCGGTGCCGCACTTGGTTTAGTTGGCATCTGAGTTGTCAAAGGATGTTGATAAGCTTGTTGTGGCTGCTGAACCTGTTGTGGCGGAGCATATTGGTAATACTGCTGCTGCGGCTGCAGCTGCGCGTAAGAAGGGTGCTGGTGCTGTGAAAGGTATTGTGAAATGTGTTGTGGCTGCGGGTGTTGTGGCTGCACAGGCTGCCCAGTATAACCATAGTAAGGCGTTTGCATGGGCGCAGGATTAACGGCAGGTGTGTAAACCTGATGATTCTGAGGAATATTCTTCTTGTCCTCCCGAAGCCTGTCAATCTTGGCCAATTCACGGATTAAAATTGCGTGCTTAGCTGTTTCGCCCAATGAAATTGCATCATTTAAACCTTCCATAATGCGTGCTTCGTAAGCGTCTAACTCTCTTTCTTCCTGCGCAATTTGCTTGGTGCGAAGCTCCATAACCTCAGCCTCTAGCTGCTGTTGCTTCTGCAAAAGATAAGGGCGTTCTTGCTCAATCTCTTTTAAATAATTTTCGCGGTATTGCTGTTCGTACTGCTGCGCATTATCGGTAAATTGTTTCTCAACTGCTTCTAGGTTCTCTGGTGATTCTTCTTCCGTGTGACGGCTAGTCTGTTCTTCTTCTTTGGGTGCAAGCTCGTCCCTACCCTCAAAATCAACCTGCGAAGCGATAGAGTCCCCCACCTCATCAACATGCTCTGGGATGTTTTCTAAGCCGCTGCCATCCTCAACAATTTGGCTATCATTAAGAATGGCGTGTATTTTTTCACTTTCTTCTAAAAGCTTTTTGTAGGCACCCTCGTTAGCTTCGGATGGACTAAATTGTTGTGATCCATCAAAAATGGGAATTACTTTTGGCTCTTGAGTTTCCATAATCACAACTTTCTATTTCTAATCATATGTAATGTCACTGCCAGCTAATCTGCGACGCTCTGCACGTGACGAATGAAGCCATGAAGAAGCATGTTCTCTAATTCTTTTGAGCTTGTCTTCAAACAACAAATAACAGTCCCACGTATCAAGCTCATCGTGCCGACCCATAATACGAGAATCGGCAATATAATAAACCATCACACCATTTACCTTGCGTGACTGTGGGTGGAACTCCTCAAATGATATCCACTCGCCAGTTTTATACGGACATTCAGCGCGCGAACCGTCTTGGTTCTTTACTTCCTCAAAACAATGATCGCCAATCTTAAGAATCATGCCGTAGTTAGCTGATTGCTTCATTGAATCTGTTGAAAAAGAGGTTTGCACTAACCCCTGCATCATACTTATGCCAGGTGGGGCTAAAATAAGAAGCTCCCACAATGGAACACTTATTTTGGTTCCTAAATATATCTGGTCTAAATCGTCCCGACCAAGCGGGTTAAAAGTATCAAAATCGAGTAAATCATTCATTATCACCCCTCTAGATAACTTAACATATCAAAGTTTTGAAAAAATGTTTAGCTCTTTTGGAATAAAAGAAGCCAACCACCTTATTATCGGTCGTTGGCTGTTAGGTATGAATTTACGCAACAGCTTGTTGCGCAATTACCTTGGGGGCATATTACCCATATTTTGGATCGATAGAAAAATGATCTAGTACGGTAAATTAGTTTGATTGCGTTGATTCAATTGTTGCTGCCCTGGCTGTGCCATTGGTTGCTGACCCATAGGCTGTGTTGGGGTGACAGGGGCTGGGGGAGCAGAGGGCGTAGCTGCCTGAGTAACAGTATTAACGGGTCCACCAACCGCACGTTTCGCGCGATCTGATGCATCTGGTGCCCCATGTTTTTTGAAATCAAAAGCGTTACGGCTTGGTGAGTAAACGCCACCACTCCCGCTTTTTCTGAAATCAAAACCGTTTTCGGTTGGGCGATAAATTTTACTTGGGCCCGCTTTTTTGAAGCAGTAACCGCCGTCAGTTGGTGTGTAGGCCATCGTCATGTACTCCTAGTTGTTCATTGTTAATTATATCATTATTTCCATCGTCAGTCATCGGTGGATTTAATATACTTTGTTCTTGCTGATGTATGTTTAAAACCTTTTGTAGCCCCTCTAATTGAGCTGTTAAATGATCTAGTTGTTGGTTGTGCTGTTTAATTTCATTATCAAAATGATGAGATTGAAATTCTAACTCCAACCTTATGTTTTCTCTTACCTGCTCTTGTGCGTGGATAGCGGCTTTTAATGATTCCAATTCGGCATTGATATGCACCTTGGCGTCTTCAACACTTAGTTTCTTCATGGCTATCTCCGCATCGATCATAGCCGTTTCTTTTTTCATCTTAATCTCTTCAAGCTTAATTAAGCCTGGATCAATAGGTTTGTTTTGTTGCTCATGCTGTTTCATTTTTTCAGCACCTGCAGCTAAAGCTAACGCTAATTGATTTTCTTGATCAGGCGGCAATTGCGACGGCCCACCTGGTTGTTGTGGTTGACCACCTTGTGCCCCCTGACCTGGTTGTGGAACTTGCACGCCTGACGCCATTTGGAGCTGTAAAAACATCAGGTCAGCCTCATGCTCTTTAATGTGAGCTTGGGTGGCCGCTATCACTTGAGGATCTGAATGGTTCAACAACAGAGAGTGCACCGTAATATGAGCTTGGTGTTCCTGCTCGATGTAAGATTTCACGGGCTTAGACTGCAACAAGAAAGTGTTTTCAGTTAAAGGGTCCATGGACGGAGGTGGAGGCGGTGGGGCGTTGTCGGGAATAACAACAATTTTTTTAATCTCATCATCTTTCAAACCCAAATCACTATATAAACGAATAAGCACTTGAGGTAGGTTATGGTTTTGAGGCATGGACTTGGCTTGATCCAAGATAAGCTGCGAACGCATCAGCTTATATGCCGTGCTCTCCCCAGAAAATTGACCGCATGGAATAATCTCAAGGCCAGGTGAAAAGTCCTCTTTGCAAATATTAAGTAGTTCGCCACGCCATTGAATGCTAAACATTTGTTGGGCAGGCAACCATTCAAAGAATTTGCGCTTAAAGACACCTAATTCCTGCGAAAATGAATCATAAAAACCTTGCAGAATGGCGTTTGGTAATTGTTCCATACGCTGCAAAATGGCAAGCAGGTTAACGCCAGGGGCTTGTGTGGCCAAGTTCACCATGTCTTGGCTTACCACATGGGAAAACTGCCTAATCTCCCCCTCAAGCTGTTGCATGAGCTGCAAAATAACTGGGCTTGCCTCATTGTGCGGCATATAAGAAATTGATTTACTCAAATCACCTTCACTGTTAGGTGCCGTAAAGAATTTCCCGCTCTTAAAATCAAATGTTCGATCAGTTACACGCCCACTTGGCGCAATAAAGCCTGTAGGTGTGTTGGCCAACAAAGCGTTATCAACTAAACCACGTTGAAGAACGGTAGCCGCTCGCGCTTTCTGTCCGCAAATATTCATCAGCCCATAGGAATGGTCATCATAAGATGGCATAAATGAATATCGAATATAGTCATTCAAAGGAAACTTTAAGGGGGCGGTTTCGTCGAAGTTATGACGAATGTTTGTTATAACTCCTTCTTCGCCCACTTGAATGGTGTAGGGAATTTCATGTGGGTCGCCTTCTTTGAGGTCCGGATCACTTGCGATATGAAGATCATTGTAATACTCATAGCCTTGGAATATTTTCGCGAAATCCTCGTCATATTCGTCATTGCCCGAATCAAGCGTACGTCCTGTTTGCTCTTTAAGTTTTGCTTTGAATCCTTCCTTTCTATCATCAGCTGAAATGGGTTTATCAAACATAGATGACCATTCACCGCTATCAAGCTTTCTTTCCATCTCAGATAAAGTAATGCGGTAAGCGTGAACAAAACCTCGGATGTGATAAAAGGATCTATCTTCCTCAGTAAAAAAGAAATCGCCAGGCTCAAGTAAGGCCGCATCAGGATAACCGCGATTAGGGCAATGATATATTTTGCGCATCGCGTCGCCATCTGTGATGGCATAGAGCAAAGATGTGGCAAGTTTGTGTCTGTATTCTGGCAACAATTCTTTTGTGAAATAAGCATCGCACCATTTAACAACACGCTCGGTAACAACGGCTATATCGGGGTTGCCCTCTAAATGAGAACCAACAATAGTGTCAAATTTTTTATCTCTTAAAAAAAGAATTGTTAAAACGTTAAAACAAATGCTCATAGCTGTTTCAATAAGAGCTGTTGAAAACAATTCCATAGAGCCACTGCCCTTAATGTAATTATCATCACCATTGCCAAGGGTTTGAGTAACCGAACCACTACCAGATTGGGAGGGTGCCTTCACCGACATCAGTTTGAGAAAACTCGCAAAGTTAGATGCAACATCCTGGTTGCTGTCCCTGCCCTTCTTAATTTTTGGCCATAACTTTTTTTGAAGAGCGGCCACATCCTCGGGGTCTAACTCGGGAATAAGGTTACGAAAGAAGTCTTTTGGAGGTGCTTGATAAGCCTCAGCGTAATGTATTTGCGGTTGAACAGGCACAGGCATTTGAGGCATAGGCGGCATGCCCCCCATATCCTGTGGCGGCATTCCCATGCCCCCATCAATCATATTGGGCGGGATCATACTCTGGGCTTGCTGGTTTAATAAATCTTCGTTCATTATCTTCCTCAACAATCTTGTCCCTGTTCGTGATTAAACAGCGTTGAGCTAGTTTGGCTAGTGCCTGGCTCATACTATCAACAATATCAAGGATGTCGGAGTTAGGGTCACCCTTAGGGAAATATTGAGAGCAGTACATAAGATGTTCGGCTGCTTTGTTGGGCTCTGTGTAGTCTGGCCCCTTACAACCTAGCCAAACATATCCCGCTTCAATAAAGCCAGAAATGGACGCGCACCGTTCCTCTTTGCTGCCATACTTGGTGGGATTAAAACCAGTTATGGGCAAACCATGTTGGCTTAAATCTTGTTTTACACAATAACCACTTACTTTGGACTCAATAACAATTTCATCGGGTTGCCATTTTCGATCAAGTTTAATAACCGTATCCCTTAATTCTGGATACAACATCCTCTTGGAAAACAAATCAAGCAATAAAACATGTGCGGTATCGTAACGATCCCTAAAGATACCCCATGTAGTACAAGCATTAAAGGCACTTGTGTTAGACGAGGTCAACGCAGTATCCCAACTTTGTAGTACATATTCTATTTCGGGATACCATGATTCCTGCCAGAACTGGAACCATGCGGGGTCAATCATATTGCCCTCACTCAACAAAGGGTTTTGTTGATATTGGGCTTGTATCATGTGCTTATCTAAACCAGCTTGGCTGATGTAAAGAAATTCTTCTGTGCGCCATTTGTATTCCATGCGCTCGCCCTCTTTTGTTCGAGGGTCACGCCATGGTTCCTTTGAACCACGAAGGGGAACGGTTTCACAAGATCTATGCTCTTCATATGTTTCAGGAATCCATAAATGTACCCATCTGTTCTGTGAATCACTTCTTAAGATATTGCCTGTTGCATCATCAGGATCAACCCGTTGTTGCGTAATAATACGCCCTGGCACCTGACTACTTCGTGTGCGTGTGCCTGCAATATAATTTACTTTTCTATTTGATTCATCTCTAATTGACTTAGATGTTATTGCGTCTATACTAGTGGGATCATCAAGCAAAATAAAGTGCCCTCCAAACCCCATATTAGCACTTTTAAGCGCGGTTGCGCGTCGACTGCCGCCGGATAGAAGCTTAAAGAAAGAACGCCTCCGTGTCTTACCTAAAGCAATACTCTTACCCCAAAACTTTCTGTAATCCTTGTGGTTAACAAGCTCTTTGCATTTCTCATTATTTTCAAGTGACAATTCCTTAGAGTATGAAGTGCACAGCCACTGAGCTTTGTTATTATGAATCCACCCAAATGCTGGCAACATCACACAATAAATGTTTGTTTTACCCCCGCGGGGGGGAACATTAACAATCAAATCTTTAATGCGCCTAAAAAAGAATTCCTCACCATGATCGCATTGAGCTTTAATGTGCCAATTATCAATGTATGGGTCGGTGTCTATCCTGTCCCAAAAGTATTTGCAGAACTCATAGAACGATCCCTCTAACTTCTTTTTTATAGCTTCTTCTTCGGGAGTTAGGGGAATATCAGAAGCGGTGTTTCGTTCTCTCAGTATTAACTCTTCGGAAACACGAGATAGAAAAGTCTTGCGCATTATTCCTCAATAACAACCTATTCACAGTCACACCCATACAATATCATTTTTCCTGAGACGATAACCCAACCCATGATAATTAAGTATGCAACACGGATCACCACCGAGCACACGAATTGCTTTTCTTATATTGCAAATAAATACATTAATAACCCTAACACCACAAGTGTATTCCTCATCTTTATATAGTTCATCTAATATCTCGGTAAAGCGAACAACTTTATCTGCATTCCTCGCCAGAATCTCAAGAACTTGATACTCACGCGGCATCATGACCAACTCTACCCCATCAACATACGCATAGAATCCAACGCTCTTGTCCAGCTCCAACGATAATTTCTTATATGTAACTTCTTCGTTTTTCATAGTTTGTTACCCTCTTAAAATTAAATGATCGAAACTAAGGCAAGAAATACAATCCACTGAAATGTTTGTGGACAACAAACATAATCCCACCAACTGCTTGATTCCTGTGACCGTTTAACCAAGAACTTGTAGATAATGGGATATCGTAAACGGGTTACTTGGTTATCGTCATAACTTCGCCAAATTTCCCAGTCTTGCCAGGTGGAAGAAATGAAGGCAAGTTGTTTGTCTAATATCTGGGTTTTAGATGTTCCAGCACCTTCAATAGTCTCTAAGCGATCAACAAAAAAAGGAATGCTTTCGTTTCCCATACAATTACTGTAGTGAGACGCCACTAAAGTAGTCTTCAAATCACTCCAATAGGCGGGTGTTACTGGAGAGGGTGTCGGTGAGGGTGTGGAGTGGAGCGAGTCACAATTCTTGTAAGGAACCATCTTGCCACTAAACACCTCTATCAATTCTTTTTCTTCTACATCTTGCATAGAAAGCACAGGTGCTGCACTCATCAGAGCCAATGCCATTAACGTAATTTTCTTCATAGTTTTTCTCCTAAGCTGTTGTTGTTAACACACATTAACACGATAGCATTAGATAATACAAACAACGCATTAATGGTCATTAAAATGATTATAACTTATAACTTATAACTTCAATGCAATTGTAAGTTATCAGCATGCTATTGCATGGTTTCTGTCTGCCTATTTCTTACAATGTTCTGGATTTGTCAAACAACACAAGGACGGCCCACCAAACAACCATAAGGGCTGCGCTTACACATAAGAACACAACAATATCCACATTCATATCCTCTAGAATAAAAACTAAAGCGTTCATCTAAACATCCACACCAGAAAGAATCCACACAAAAAAATAATCTGAAAAACAAAAAAAACTAGCGCATGCAGTCAATAGATACATCTTCCATGACAGATCAAATAGTTTCATCTTCAAGAGGAAACCAAACATCTAATGGAAATAATAAACACCTCTACACATCTAATGAAATTAATAAACACCTCTACTAATATACACACCGACACAAGTCTAATTAATTTTTTGTTCTTTATATGTCTTTGAATCTTGTAATGGAATGTCTCTTTCAAGAGTTCGGGCTCACGTAGATGCAACCTATACCGATGAATATAAATAATCATCAAAACGAAAGCAAAGAAAGTATTTATGTTTGATATGGAATCAATCATTCAAATGACAACCTTTTCTTAAAAATGCATCTAAAGCCGACATCTTGTACCTCAAACGCTTATCTTTGCCTATCTCATACAAGAGAACACCAGATACCGCCCAGCGCGCAAACATACTACGCGGTGCACCTATATAGTGAACTGCCTCATCTAAAACCAACATCTTTTCAATCGCCATTACCAAATCCTCATGTATTCTTGCATCTTTATCATATCTCTTGATTCGTTATGATATCTTGTATCAACATACCAAACTGTGACGTTTTGTCACAACTTGAAAATAACGCGCACGTGAAGCACTCAGTAAAAAACAAAAATATATAGGGATGTGTACGCATTTTTTATATGGGAGAACATGTATAAATAATTAACATTTATTAATAACTCATAAGGGGAGCGATTCGGGAAATTCCACATGAAATTCAACTGGATAAAATAATCATCGTTACCTACTATATAAATATAGGCAAGAGATAAACCCTATAAAGAGTTAATGGATTAACAACGAACTGACAACGGAGAAATACAATGATACACCTAGAGACTCGCGCAGATATGATAGAGATCGCCATGCAATGGATAGTCGACCAAGAACTTGAGGTGACAGAGCGTGCACTAAAGAAAGAAAATCCAGATCCTTTTGCGGAATTTATTATAATACCATTCAAAAAAAAGAATAAAGAAAAGATTTACACACAACTTAAAAGAAAATGTTACGCAGAGTTTTTGTCTATTGTTCGTGATATAAGGGACAGAAAGAAACTTGCAATGGAAGAAGCTTTATCAGTAATTCGCGAACACAGAGCCAACCAGCAATCCAGTATGTGCAAATAATGCACATACTGAACCAACCAAAACGACAGGAGAATTAGATGCCATGCAAAAAACCATCAGATATTAAAGAGGTGGCGCAATACCGATCAGCCGTAGGTTTAGCCATTCAAGAGTTTAGATCACTTAAAAACGTGCCAGTTACCATCTTTGCGCGCTCCATTGGCATGAAATATTGCCGCGTGTGGCAATACGAGAAAGGCCAATCATTACCGTCGTTGCATGTTCTTTTAAACATCATCCAGAAATTAGGGTGTGATGAGACTACATTTTTTGCACGGGTACGGCATTACATTGAGATAGAAAGGAACACCGAGAAATGAGCGAGAATCAAAGCCTGAAACTAATAAATAGTTTTTTTAGAGCATTAAAGAAAAACCCATCATCCAGAGCGTCATTAGACACCTATCATAGGATGATGAGCGGTTATTCTATGGCTTTTCTGCATGAACTAGACAAGAGGCCCGAAGTGGAAGGTGAGGCTTACAGGTCATTTTACCGCGAGTACGTATTAGTTTCAATTGTAGATTAGTAATGTTTGATTCTGCCGCATTTTTATTGTTAAAATAACAATGGGTAGACTCCGTGCCCCACAGACTAGATGTCCTAAGCCATCTTTTTGTGGGGTGCCTATCCTTCTTATTCCGCGATTCTATTTTTTGAAATAAAGTCCAAAATATCTTCTTCAAGGTATCGAATCATCTTACCGATGCGCACATACGGCAGTTTGGGGGTCTTACGCAGTGCCCACATAGCCAAGATAGCACTGGATGAAATACCCAGTATTTTAGCTGTTTCTGTGCGGGAATACAGGCGTTTAGGAAAATCAAGCGCGGTCATTGCCGTTGCACTTCTTTTTGTCTTTGGTTGAGTTTTATTTTGTTCCACCGATGCTTTAATTTTTTTAACAGCCATACGTATCTTTAACCCCTTTAGGCATATCTTAGGCTATTTTATGTTATTTCATCAACACAATCATTCAATTTTCCATCCAATTATCACCGATATAACTGTAGAGTTTGCCGCGGTATATCGTACTGGAATTGATCGTAAGAATATTTGTTGTTCAAGTAGTCCTTGTGGAACTGCGAGTTTACATGAAAGCAATAATCTGATTCACCCTCAAATGGCAAATCCTTAATCCAGGTTGCGTAATGATCGGGCCCCATTTTTGCAAGTAGAGCGAGGCGGGCTTCTTTTTGGGGTAGCGATTCGGTGCTTTCAAATCCAATTGCGCGCTGCAGTTCTTCCATTTTTTCAGACATGCTTTTAACTGGTTGGGATATATTCATCATCTTTCTCGCCTCTTTCTTAGGTTTTATTAACGTTCTAGCAAACATGTATAGATTCTTAAATCTCAGGGCCTCTGTCAAGTTTCCAGCGAGGTTTTCTTTCGCCCACGCGGCAAGTTTTCTAAAGTTCTCCCGTGTCGGCCGGAATATTTCCCGTTCGAAGATAGCCCCAACAAACGTAAAATACTTCTTGTGTCGCTCAATATCGACCCATCGTTTAGATCGGCCCACATTGCCCCGAAACACGGGGGCGTAGCCCTTAGTTGTCCCTTTGTGTACTTCCTCCTCAAGAACGACTCCCATGGCGTAGATGAGCTCTCCAAGGCTGCTAACTGCTTCTTGCTGACAAAGCGCAGCATAGCGGGCGCCTCCATAGCGCTGCCGCGCATGCAAGCGTGAGTTATCCACACCCTTATCATCACGTATATGATATAAATAACCCCGTAGGGGATTGGATACCGTTTGAAGATGGCGGATTTGTTCGGGTTCAGCCTTCAACAAGATAGATTGTGTGTTGCAATTTCCCTTAGGATTCGTGACGCATTTACGGCCTTTGTACCTACCAACCTTTTGTTTAAAGCCTGGGACCTTACGGATAATATGCATGGGGTCGAACTGGCATATATCCGTGAGCGTCATTTTTTCGCTATGAGGTCTAATACCGCAGGGGACATAATTTTGTCCCTTAAGGAACGTTTCGAGCACTTTATAGTTAATAGCGTAGCAGTTAGTAGTTTTGCGTTTAACAAAATCGGGCTTTCTAACCACGATGATGCCGTTTTCCACCAAGAACTTAAGCGCTGTAAAAAAAGAATTTCTTTGATAGGTAACTGCGCTAATTAATTCTTCCGCCGTGGCCCAAACAAAGGGCATAACCCCCCCACCCACATCACGAACGAACACGCGTTCTGGGTATTGTGCATAAAAATCGTGCAAAACAATGAGTAGCTCTTCACATTTCTTGGTGAAAGTATTATACTTAAAAGTACGAAGAAAGGTCATAAGATAGGTCCTTTTTAGTTAAGTGCGAAGAAGGGTCATGTGATGTGTCCTTTTTAGTTAAGTACGAAGAAGGGTTCATAAGATGGGTCCTTTTTAGTTAAGTGCGAAGCTCGGTCGGGCAAAAATTGCCTTGTCCTTGTTAAAAAGAAAACTAACAAGTTTTTCGGCTTGTGGTTAAAGAAGAAGAAGAAGGGGCAGCTTGCTGCTTTTGAGAGATGGATGGCTTTTACCTCGCTTTCTTTTCTTTCTTTCTTTTTTTTCTTGTTCACGTTTGGGGCTTTTGTCGGTCTCGTACGTTTGGGGCTTTGGTCGGTCTCGATTGTCTTTTTGTTTGTTTACTTACACAATAATGTGCATCTCATGTCTCCTTTTTCAAGGGCATGAGAGCCATTTTTGTATTTATATGACACACGATTGAATCGCAGTGACAAACCGTTATTCTATAAAGAAACCAACCTTTAATAATCTATTAAAAGGCTGGACCAAACAATTACATGTAGAAAATATTTCTTCCCCCTTTCGAAGAAAGAACATCAATGGTAAGATTGTTATGATAAGACAGACAAAAAGATATTATTAGCTCGATCTATCCAAAGCAATAAAGAATCAGTAGATTAGAAATACGTGGGAGGGGGTTTAGGTGTTTAGGCATTCCTTACCTCACCTTTATGCCCAAGCATAGAACACCCAGATAGCCTCTTTCCCACGCTATTACAAGGAGACATTACTATGCGCAATTTCATAGAGATGGACGTGGCGGGGCACACTCTTCGTTCACACCATAAGTATGATCGAAAAATCATGATTGGCCTGATTGAATCAGGCTTGCGCAAAGACTGGAATAGCGTGTTGAATAATTCATTATACGTTTGTATTGAGTTATTTATTATATATATTTCAATTAAATTGGACTTTCACCAAAATGAAATATTTTGCGCTGGCATTGGTACGAGTGCTTTGTATTTCCTCTACAAGGCTTGTCAAAGTCTAAGTAGCATATACTTTAAAAATAAATGCCTGCGCTCTATCCACAAAGATCAGAGTATCTTTGATTCGATGTAAGCGCAGACACCCGATTTACCCGCCGTATTTAATATCGATTGATACAAGTAAAACACTTAATAAAAGGAAGAAAATGGCTTTAAACCATCTTTGTTCGCTGTATTTCATTTTAAACCTCGTTGTTATTAGTTAACAAAAAAATATCAAAACAGAATAATAAAAATATGTATCTCTTCGTTTCTATGGTTTATCTGTAGTCTCGTTTTCCCGCCATTATCAAGTTGTGACGACTAAGCGGGGTTAAATCTATCTGCTTCAATCCATCACACCTGAAAAGGAAATAATCACCAATTGTGGTGACATTGCAAAGTGGGCTCACATCCAACTGCTGCAAAGCTAGGCAATCGTAAAGAAAAGACTGCCCTATCGTGGTGACATTGCTAAACGGGCTTAAATCTATCTGCTGCAATCCATTACACCAGGCAAGGAAATAATCACCAATGGTTGTTACGTTGCTAAGCGGGCTTAAATCCAACTGCTGCAAAGCTGTACAATAGGCAATGAAATAATCACCAATGGTTGTGACATTGCTAAACGGTGTTAAATCCAACTGCGTCAGTCCCTCACAACAGTAAATAAAAAACTTCCCTATCGTTGTGACGTTGCAAAGTGGGCTTAAATCTATCTGCTTCAATTCGTCACATCCGTGAAGGAAATGACTACCAATGGTTGTGACATTGCAAAGGGGGCTTAAATCTATCTGCGTCAATCTTCTACAACAGCCAAGAAACCAGTTTCCAATGGTTGTGACATTGCAAAGTGGGCTTAAATCTATCTCCTTCAATCCATAACAACAGGAAAGAAAATCATGCCCAATGGTTGTTACGTTCTCCGCATTGATGATCTCTATATTGATAATCTTTATTTCCTCAATTCTCTTGCGTGGGAAAGATATAGAGTCCATTTCCAGTACAGAATCACCCTCACAGTCAATTGTTAGCTTGCTGCCTTCAAAAGTAAATTTCATCTATTTTCTCCTTCTTTAAGAGCCGCCATTACCGGGCTTAAATCTAACTCCCTCAATCTTCTACAATAGCCAAGAAAATTACTACCTATCCTGGTGACATTGCAAAGGGGGCTTAAATCTAACTCCCTCAATCTTCTACAACAGGAAAGAAAATCATGCCCAATGGTTGTTACGTTGCTAAGCGGTGTTAAATCTATCTGCTCCAGTCCTCCACAACAGTAAAGGAAACGATCACCAATTGTGGTGACATTGCTAAGTGAGGTTAAATCCAACTGCGTCAGTTCATTACAATCGTAAAGGAAATCATCACCAATTGTGGTGACATTGCAAAGTGGGCTTAAATCTATCTGCGTCAATCCCCAAGAATCGTAAAAACACCAGTTACCAATGGTTGTGACGTTCTCCGCATTGATAATCTCTATTTCCTCAATTCTCTGGCAGTGGAAAGAATCTGAGTCCATTTCCAGTAAAGACTCACCCTCACAGTCAATTGTTAGCTTGCTTCCTTTAAAAGTAAATTTCATCTACTTTTCCCTTCTTTAAGAGCCGCCATTACCGGGCTTAAATCTATCTGCTTCAAATCTTCACACCTGAAAAGGAAACCATGCCCAACTGTGGTGACATTGCCAAGCGGGCTTAAATCTAACTGCTTCAGCCCACCACAATGGGCAAGGAAATCATCTCCAATCGTGGTGACATTGCTAAACGGGCTCACATCCAACTGTGTCAGTCCATCACAAGCGTAAAGGAAATAATCACCAATGGTTGTGACATTGCAAAGCGGGCTTAAATCTATCTGCGTCAATTCATCACAACCGCAAAGGAAAGAATTACCAATCGTGGTGACATTGTTAAACGGGCTTAAATCTATCTGCGTCAATTCATTACACCAGGCAAGAAAACAATCACCAATGGTTGTGACATTGCAAAGCGGGCTTAAATCCAACTGCGTCAGTCCCTCACAATCGTAAAGAAAAGAATCACCAATCGTGGTGACGTTGCCAAGCGGGCTCAAATCAAGATGCTGCAAAGCTGTACAATCGAAAAGGAAATCATCTCCAATCGTGGTGACGTTCTCTGCATTGATAATCTCTATTTCCTCAGCACGCCTGCATGGGAAAGAATCTGAGTCCAGATCCAGTAAAGAATCACCTTCGCAGTCAATCGTTAGCTTGCTGCCTTCAAAATTAAATTTCATCTACTTTTCCCTTCTTTAAGAGCCGCCATTACCGGGCTTAAATCTATCTTCTGCAAAGATGTACATCTGGAAAGGAAACGATCACCAATTGTGGTGACATTGCAAAGCGGGCTTAAATCTATCTGCTGCAAAGCTTCACATAAGGCAAGGAAACAATCCCCAATGGTTGTTACGTTGCTAAGTGGGCTTAAATCCAACTGCTTCAATCCATCACAACAGAAAAGGAAACGATCCCCAATTGTGGTGACATTGCAAAGTGGGCTTAAATCTATCTGCTGCAATCTTCTACAACCGTAAAGAAAATCATTCCCAACTGTGGTGACGTTGCAAAGCGGTGTTAAATCTATCTGCCACAAAGCTCTACAATTGAAAAGGAAACAATCCCCAATGGTTGTGACGTTGCTCAGCGGTGTTATATCCAACTGCTGCAAAGCTGTACAACAGAAAAGGAAACGATCCCCAATTGTGGTGACGTTCTCTGCATTGATAATCTCTATTTCCTCAACGAGCCTGCGTGGGAAAGAATCTGAGCCCATTTCCAGTAAAGACTCACCCTCACAGTCAATCGTTAGCTTGCTGCCTTCAAAATTAAATTTCATCTACTTTTCCTCGTCGTAGGGGGCCTTAAAAACAATAGAAATCAAGCTCTTTGGCACATTAAACTTACGTGCTAGCTCATGAATGGATTCTGTGTGGTTCTCGCTATTTAGAATGCGCCGTATCTCACCAGTCGGCATGATAAGATCAACCGCACACTTAAACGCCACATCATCCTTAGCCTTCCCAAGGTTTGTACTAAACAATTCACTGACCGTAACCTTGTCCGCAATGGCGCCCTTGTGAATCATGTAGTGCGACAATAGAAAGCTCTTGATGAATCGAACTATAGGACTCTGTGGTGAAAACTCATCAGAAATTTTAATAAGCACCCCAATATCAGATACCAACATTTCGGCAATACAAGGCAAAGGCACGTCATACGAAACATTTATACCAACCTTTAGTAGCATCCCATCTATATTGATCGGTAAATCTTTTATAAAAGGCGACAACTTGTTGTAGAAATGACTTGGATATGGATAAATTTTATTCATGATTTAAAACCTTTCGTTTGGTTAATGCTATAACATCTCTTCTGCTTCTCCTGCTAGGACGTCGTTCAAAAAGGACTGCAACTCGTCCGCGTCTTCTTCTACACATATAAAGGAGTATGTTTCATCATCTGAAAGAACAAAACTGTGCTCACGTTTATCATTCGTCTTACTCTCTTCTTTAATCACATACTGTGGATCAATATGCACCTTATCACTAGGGTGATACATTGCACCAACACCAATAATGGTGATGGCTATCGCTGATATTATCATAATTTTCTTCATGGCTAGGTATCTTTCTATGTCTTATAGACATTTTGCATAACATTCTTTATATACCTACACTAGAACTCTCCACATTAAATAACAACAACCTAGCCAGTTGAAATAATAAAAAATTTTCTAACAAAAGAAAGTCATGTACACAGAAATAGAAAAGTAGCTATCTAGAATTCTGTCCAGATAGCTATCTATACGGGCCTACATGCCCATGCCAGGAAGGCCATTCATTAAAGAAGAACGATCAGGCATTTTGCCCGTTCCTACAATCGCCTCTGTTGTCATAATCATGGATGAAACAGAAATAGCGTCTTTAAGAGCCGTTGTGATCACAAAAGTAGGATCAATAATTCCCTCCAGCAAAAGGTTGACCTCATTGCCCGTTGAGCTATCAAAACCAAACGAAGAATAATTTACCTCTGCTTCACACATGTAATAAGAGAAAAGTTTTTCGCTTGGATCAAAACCCGCATTGATCAGTATCTGAAAACACGGCTGCTCAATACCCGCAAGCACTATGTCAAATCCTGCTATCCAACCTGCACGGGAATGATCAAGGGGTGCCTCTTGCTTGAAGATACTCTCCCTATTAGCTTCAAGGGTTTGAGCTGCCTTCAATAAAGCAAATCCACCACCTGGGCTAATACCCTCTTTAAAAGCCGCCTTAACCGCATTAATAGCATCCTCAACGCGATCATACAGTTCAAGCCTTTCTACCTCTGTGGGAGCCCCCACGCGCAAGCTAGCAATACCTGTATCCAAACTTCCTAAACGCTTATCCAAATATTCTCGTGTTGAAGCGTCCTGGCACTTTTCAATGCTGTCGCGTACTTGCTGGGCCCTCACCTGGCATTCTTCAGGATTGCCCTGGCCATTCACAATAAGAGTGGATATTTCATCAATAACACAACGATCAGCTTGGCCTAACATATCAAGCGTGATTTTCTCGGGCTTAATACCTGATGCCATACTTAAATAGCGTGCACCCGTAATGGCCGCAATGTCCTTCAATAATTCCGTTCTCTTCTCGCCAGAATAGGGGGCATTCACCGGACATGTTTTTACTGCATGGCGATTGGCAATAAGCATAGCTAAGCCCTCGCCATCTATTTCATCACAGATGATAAGTAATGAACGTCCAGTATCTTTTACCGCAGACACAAGGTTGGCAAACGGTTTGAAAACAGGAATCTTTTCATTCCATATAAGAATATAAGGATTTTCCAACAAACATGTCTCGTTTGGCTGGTTCATAAAATAAACGCTACTCCAACCTTTGCTTATCTGACAGCCGCGGATAATCTCTAAATGTGATTTTGGAAAGTCTGAATGAGCCAGCGTGATCACACCATCTTGGCCAACGTTTTGAACAGCCTCAACTAAAAGGGCGCCAATGTGCTTGTCTCCATTACACGCAAGGGTGCCAACTGATAAAATTTGTTCGTCGTTCTCAATGCTTAAAGAGCGGCTGCGCAATAAATCAACAACTCGACCCTCCGCCGCTTTCATGCCGCGCCCCAGGTCAATTGGGCTATAACCCGCTGTTAAAAGCTTGTAGCCCTCTTGAATAAATTTTTGCGCTAGAACAGTGGCTGTTGTGGTGCCATCACCCGCTAATTTGGCTGTCTTGGCCGCCGCCTCACGCACAATTTGAATGCCAATATTGATATCACTATCGTCTGTATCTTCAATATGATTAGCTACCGTTACACCGTCCTTCGTCATACGAGGGGGGCCTCCCCACGGATTCTTAATGGCCACATTGCGACCCCGTGGCCCAAGAGTGGTTTTAACAGCGTTAGCTAATAAATTAACCCCTTCCATCATTTTTGAGCGCGCTTGAATCCCAAGTAATACAGAGGAATTTTTATGTGTTGTCATACCTACCTACAATGTTTGTGTTGATGCCTCCTATCATTCCACAGCTTGAATGTAAGTCAAAGTGCGAACCCTCGCACCACGTCATGTCTAGCATCTATCATCAAGATCAAGAAGTATGCTTTTTCTAGCAAGAGCACATCTTTTCTGAATTCTACTCCCAAATGGCCTAACTAATTTGGAGGGACATAACCAAATTGCCTATGAAAATCATGTATTTACACCTACACACAAATGATCTATACTTGTTATTAACGATGTGAGAGTAATATAGCCAACCTAAGAAGAGTACCTAATGAATGGACGATATGTAGTATACTTATATCTGATAGTGCAAACACTCATTTTAGTAAAGTTCGGAATGAATGGCAGCTAATCCTTCGTTTGTTAAGCATGATAGCTCTGAGAGAAACACCGAATCTGTTCGTATTTTTCAAGAAATCTTAAAACTCAAAAAACAAATCCACTTTGATGTCATAAAAAACAAATTTAACGGAACCATAAGAAATTTGTTTTGTAATTGGACATATCAATTGGGAATGGGAATACGCCGTGAACGCGACTTACATGCTCACTCCATCGGCAAACAATTTAGATTAACTCAATGGCACGCTGAGCTCTACTGTCTTTCAAAGAACTACGACGAATGCGCCGTTCAACTACTCGATAATTTTCACTTTCAACACAAATCACTCTTCCAAGTCGTTCAAAACGTCCCTGTGGGGACCTCTGCACTTGTATGGAAAGAAATAGAGAAACACATAGAAAATCTCGTCAATATCCACAGGCCCTCTGTCTTCTATTGTGTTAGCATTTACAAAAGATACTATCGAATCCCTCTAAACGACCTCATTCAAGTGGCATGGATGGTTTTAGTTGAATCTATCCAACACTATGACGTTGAGATGGGTGTGCCTTTTATCACCTACTATATGATACGCATCAAAGTGTATCTCAGGCGCGCCTATACCAACTCGTGTGATATTATCTTGCGTGATGATGAATTCCTGCAATTTGCCAAACTTCAATACCTGCTTGAGAAAAACAATGAGGACCCAACCAACCCATCGTTTATCAAACGATGTAAAGCTCTCTTTAACGTGGATGATGTGGGGGCCCTTGTCGAAGATCATTTGATGAAATACAGCGCAATGAATATGGCGGACATATCCAAGTTGCCTAACATTTCAATTCAAGATGAATCCAGAAACGGAACGTTTGAAGAGAAAAACGAAATTAAAAGCCGTGATAAAGCACTTATGACAGCAATTAACCAACTAGATGAAACAACACGTGAGATTCTTTTGATGAACTTTGGGTTTAAAGATGAACGCCACTATAATCGAGAGGAAATTGCCCTCAAGCTTAAAATACCCGTGTGTCGGGTGAGGGCTTTGAAAAATGCAGCCCTAGAAAAACTCAAGGAGTTAATGGAAAACCCATGGTAGATTATCAAATCGATCACCAAATCGAATCAATCATTTTAACACTTCAAAAGTTCCCCCCTATTAATATTATTGAGGTAGCACGCCTCGTTGGAATCGGGGTACAAGAAGACCCTAACCCACCTGAAATGATTAAAAGAAGTAGGGGGAAATCTTGGGGACGTATCGTAATGTACCCCTTCCCCATCATTTACTACAATAAAGAAGTATTACCACCCAATAAAATAAAGTTTGTTGTTGCAACACTTCTTAGCTACTGGGTCATTTTTAATGACAGACTTAAAAAAACAAATGGTTGTGAGTTCTATCGCCTGTTTTGGTCGGAGCATTTCAAGAATGAAAAAGAAAGAAAAAAGGCTCTTAGGTATGCGGCAGACCTTCTTGTGCCCAAGCAAGCATTGAAAGAAATACTCCGTGTTAACACATTTGACGGCGACATAAATACTATGGCAAAGTATTTTGGAGTCCAACCTTCTTTAATATCTATAGTCTTAGGAATACCATATGAATGAAAATATTTGTCCCACCCCTTCGCTTGTCCGTAAGTTGACGCAAGAAGATTGCGGATTTGCTAAAACTGTATTTAACTCTAACTTTAGACGCATCATTGATACGTCGTCCTGTCTGATGGCCGATACTTACTTTAATGCCAAAAGAGAAAACAATGTAAGCAACCTCACTGATACCTTTTGGTTTGATGCTCATAATACATGTCATAGCACCTACAATAGGCTGCCTATGGTGTATGGCTTCATCAACATGGTCAACAAACACATAAGCGATGGAACCGAAGGAATTAATTTGCTTGATCGAGATAATCCCTACTACCTCAAAGAGGCTACAACATCATCTAAAAAAACAATCTGTGAATCCTTCAACCAATTGATTGATTTTTTTGAAGAAGTTAACGTACTGACGAAAAATGCTGAAACAAATTCGTTTGGTACCAACAGGAATTACATATCCTATACAATGGAAGGCTATGTAAGATTTAAGATAATTAAATAACATAAACATAACGAAAGGATAACGAAATGATTTCACCCTCAATATCACCACTGGAGATGAAAAAACGTATTGATGCAGGTCAAGTATGGGTGCCTATTAGAAAAGCTGAAATGATAGATCCTGGGGCCATTACAGGATACGAGGACGTGCAAAAAGTTTCTTGGTATCAAGGTGAGGAACCTTCACCATTTGACCTTGGCCTAGATGTTGGCGTTGTAAAATTGACATGCACTGTTAGAACAACAGTGGAAGGCGAAAAGACCATGACACACTTTGATCCATGCACGCCTATTTCAACATTCTATGGACTCATCACAGAAGATTGTGAGCGTTACGTGGGAACATGTGAATCATGTGAATCAACTGCGAATGTAACTGAGGAGGCTACTACGCCTTGTGAAGAAGCAGCCGTAGAAGAAACAGAGGCAACGGAACAAGTACCAGCGTCTGTATAAACGGGGGGGACGATTTGTCCCCTACCCTTCAACTAAACTTTAAATAGGAGTCTACCCAATGAAAAAACTTTTACTACTAGGAACAGCCGTTCTTGTAACAAACCATGCTTTTGCTTCATCCGATGAAGGAAGCGAACAAAAAAAACCAATAGGTTCGATTTCTCGCGCCCAGTCTTTCTATTCCCCTGCTCCGGAAGGAGATAGCGGTCGTATGCTCCCTCGTGGCCAAAGAATAGCAAACCCAATAGAATCGGGCTTCATTGCCCCTTTTAATTCGCCTGCGCCTGCTCGCGCCCCTTCTGAAACCCCTGATCCCAGCCACTCAGATGATGAAAGAAGAATCATAATAGAAGTCAGTCGTCTTACCACTACGTTTCAAAATTTGGTGAATCAAGCTATCAGCATTCGGAGCGTATCTTGTATTGAGGCACTCCAAGATTGGAGCAGGAAACTTGCTCGCTTTCATCCTGATAATACTTTAAATGCTCTAACAGATGGACGTTATGCTAACTGGGGTTCTGTTTACGATGAAGCGGAACTGCTCAAAACCTGCGACAAATTCGTAACCCAAAAATATAACGAGCAAACATCAACAATCTTTAAGTTTATATCTCTTCTAGAAAGAGCTATAGATATAAAGAATTTCTATGTTATTAGCAATCTTCGTCATTGGTGCGAAGGCCAAGAAGTAAAGAACAACATTATACAATTCACAAGAAGACAGTTTAAATCTTGGAATGATGTGTTGCATGAAGCAGGTTTTAACGACCGTGCGCTCAATGATGCCACGTACCGAACTGAAATATACGCGGGCCAAAACATTAGCCATCTCGTTAATGAATTTATAGAAAAGCCGTTTGGAAATGAACCTGAAACAGTCAATCTATTTATATCTCTCGTTCAAAGAGCTGTGATCACACACAATAAAGACATTCTATTTAAGCTTCGTGATTGGCTGGAAGTGACAGACCCAGAAACAGGCGATTCCATTCAAACCTTTACAAAAGGACTTTATAGGCGATGGAGTGACTTGTTTGATATGTGCAAATCCTCACATGAGTAGGTGAGTATATATACCCTTGAGTCTTACAAGCTCAAGGGTACACCACCTTTGACTCAAATGGCACACCAAGCCTGATTGACATGGCACTGTTAGAAACATTGAACACCTCAGCAAGTGTTTCTATTGTTTCAATGTTCTGCCTTATAGCCTCATTAACCAAATCCCAAGGCATTAAAATGTCCGTAGCATAAGAATTAGCCTGTGTTTCAACTAAATTAGTTAAACCACTCCTATAAAGTGCGTCATCAATTATTTCATCCTTAATCAAATTACTATGAAGTACAAAATGGGCAATCTCGTGAGCAATTGTAAATCTTTGCCTGACTTTTGAATGATCAGCATTGATATAAATCACAAAACCATTCTCTTCTTTGGTGAGTTTGCCAGAAAGTTCTTTAGGCCAATCCTTTACAGTAAAAACCACTAGCCCCATATCACGAGCAATTTTCACAACAGGAACAGGCCATTTACTCTGATGTTTTGCAATGATTTCTTGCGCTTTGTCTAGCCTAATCATTTACCTGTCTTATGATTTCTGCGACTGAACCGACAACAATTTTCCATCATCGTCATGCGCTCGTGTAAGCCACCCGTGAAGGTATTTTCGCATCTTGGGATTCTTCTTTGTCACTGATAGATAATGACTCATCATGGCTATTCTTAGCTCAATCATCATATGAAGGGGATCAGCTTTGTTAGTAAGCTCAATCAACTTTTCAATCGGGGCGTTGTTAAGATCGATATTTTTTCCGGTGTCCTCCAGCTCTTCCTCAAGTGCTTTCCTCCAAATGCGCAACCCACCTTCCACACCAAACTGAACAACCATATCAAGAAGCTTGTGTTGCAGCTCTTCTTTAGCCACATCTTCAAGAGATGCTTTGTGCCAAAAATCCCTGTAATAGATGGCTGAAATATCATTTAACGTGAGGTTCTTTATGTCTAAATTGGGATAAGAACGTTTAGAAACTCCAAACTTTGTCTCACCGCCAGGGTCGTCCGGATCATTCACATAACCACCCTCATGCTTAAGAACTCTAACCAATGACCTTTGAAAATCAACGGACTTCTTAAAATCTAAATCAATCTTATCTCGTACTTTATTGGCGTCGGTCAACACATCACTTGGACGAAGAGCTTCGTGTTCACATCCCTGTCGGCATAACCCTTGGTGAGACTGCACGGAAGGTGGAGTATTAACCTCCGATCTATTTTGTAAGATCATAAATAATATCACAAAAAATGCAGCAAATATAGCTGTTATAGCTGTTAGAACAATGAAAATCCTATAGCGATTAAAGAATCTTTTTGTTTTTTTAGACCAATTAAACATGAGGCTCTCCTTAATCAAAAGGGTATATCATCATCTTCAGCTGTTGGCTTGGACGGATCAAAAGTCTTTTGCTCCAACTTTACTTCTACTGGCTTGTCCTCTAAAGCATCTGTTGATTCCGCAACGTCAGGTCGACTGTCCAACAAAAGAATATCACCTCTAAAACGACCAATAATAATTTCCGTGGAATAACGATCTACACCCGAATTGTCTGTCCATTTACGTGTTTGTAACTGGCCCTCAACATAAATACGAGAACCACTACGCACAAAACGATCAATGACATCCACAATACGGTCGTTCATCACCACTATACGGTGCCATTCTGTCTTAGATTTGCGTTCACCTGTGACCTTGTCTTTCCATAATTCACTGGTAGCTAGGGAGAAATTGGCGATCTGTGAGCCATCCTTCGTAAAGCTAATCTTGGGTGACTGCCCAACATTCCCTATTAATGTAACCTTATTTAAACTTGACATTATTATTAATCCTTTTCACTAAATAGAATCCGTTTAGAACCATATTATGGTTCATTGTATATCTTTAAAATCAAATGTGTATATATTACCAAGGCAAGCTTTCATCAAGCATGGGTTCTTTGTTCGGTGATTGGCTGGATCCCGTTATCTTTAAGACATGGTTTGGAACAAAGCTAACAAATATTTTGCCTGTCTTTTCATCTTTCTTTTGTGAAATAAAACCACACATCATTACCGTGTCGCCTTGTTTAAAGGACTCGCATATTGAAACGATGTGGCTAGACATGCAAAACACCTGCCACTCGCCTGATATCTCTGGGCTATTCTCCGATAGCTTAAACTTATTCAATAAATTGAACTTGGCAAACTTCTTGCCACCCTTTTCAATGACATTAACGTCGCTTGTAACAATACCCGACAAATTGCCACTATTAATATCTCCAATCACTTTCTGCTCCTTTAAAACATTTCTACATATCTTATGATAACAAGGGTGGTGCCAAACAGTCAAATAACAGATACACTTGCTAGCAATGGGCAAGTTTATTTGAGTGCCCATCAACTTAAACAAGAGGAACTAAGGAATGAAAACATTTTTGAGAGAACCAGACTGTGCAAGAATTACTGGACTGAGCAAATCGACGCGTCGGAATTTGGAAAAATTAGGTAAATTCCCCCTACGCCGAAAGCTCAGTGCCAACACTATAGGCTGGCTGTCTGATGAAATTGAAGAATGGATGGAGGAACGGCTTAAAGATTGTGGAGTTCTCCCCTCACGTTTTTCTAAAAATAAAGCAAATGGAACTAAGGAATGAAAACATTTTTGAGAGAACCAGACTGTGCAAGAATTACTGGACTTAGCAGAACGACGCGTTGGCGTTTGGAAAAATTAGGTGAATTCCCTCTGCGCCGGAAGCTCAGTGCCAACATTATTGGCTGGCCGTCTGATGAAATTGAAGAATGGATGGAGGAACGAAATAAAGCAAATGGAGATCAAATAAACGAAACAGAATAAATACAAAAAAGAAAAATCCGCTACTGGGGGTGGCGGATTCTCCCAATTATCTGGAACGGACCTTTTAATGAAACACAACATCAACTTAGATGAGTTCATACCCACCTTCATTAACAACTACTATGAACTTAGAAACTTAGATAGACAGATCGCAAACTACTTCTTTCTTCCTCTATGTCGAGGGATGAAAAGACAAAAGATCAGAATAAATGTAAGAAACAGAATCATTGAGGAGGTAAAAGAAATTATGGGGAAAAACATAGCATTGAGAGACAAAGTACGGGAAACTCACTCTCCCTTAAAAAGCAAACCGCCTACATGGGGTCAACTCATTAACAAACTTAAAAATAGACTTTATCACGAAGGAATAGACGAGAAAGAGCTTATAGAGGACTGCCAAGCAAGTATGGTGCATCGGATGTATCAAATAGGCATGGGCAACGTTCAACCAGGTTTCCATGAGTTGAGCGCCCTAACAACCCTACTCAATAACTCAGTCGCTGAAACAGAAAACATTATGGAACTCATCGAAGATGAGGGAGAAACATATAACCTGGATAGCGCGGATGGCATTAACCGTCTTGCCACACGCGTCGTAACCCTCTTCCTTGAAGGCTACCTCTCCCTTAGAACAGCAGAAAGAACATTTAACATTTTGCAGAAAAAGATCACCTTTTCTGAAACAGCCCATTTGCTCCCAACCTTTGAGGAACGAAAGACTGCCATTTCTGAAAACAACCAAACTAACTTGCTTGGTCAAGAAACGAGCGAAGAAGATGACCTGGAATGATGCCCTCCTTCTCTTCTGTCGTTTCTTCTTTGTTTTGGGTGATGTAGTCTATTTTGTTAAAATATTCCTCGGTCATTTCCATCAAATTAAGGAAATGATCATAAACATTTCTGTACTTATAGAAAGTATTGAAAACATCCGCCCATACAACAAAAGGTATTTTATCCATCCGTCGAGCAAAAGATTGAAACTCCAATTGAAACTTTGAATAGAATGCAAACGCTTCGTTTTCACTATCATTCATATCTTTATTGCGCGGAAAAGAAAAAATGGGGGAAATGGATGTCCTGCACTCAATATCCCAGCCATCGCATGTCCAAAAAGAATCTTGGTACCCCATACCTTCGCAATCCTCACGACTCTTTTCATTTAAAAGACCAATGAGTGCTACAACAGAATGCCAAGTCTCAGGGAGATGTTCATATATTCTTGTGAATAAAACAACAACATCTTTTATGTAGGGCGCATGACTGTCGGAGTTTCCATAATGAGACGAAGCATTCATTCTGTTAAAAAAACGGTAAAAATCTTCCCCGTGCGTATGCATAAGATTGCTGAATGTCACCGAATCAAGATCAAGAAAATAATAAAATAAACTTCTAAAAAAAGAATCGTTTACTTTTGCTATAGGATCTCTAAATTTATCAACAAAGTCCGTATATAATACGTCGTAAATTGCTAGATTCGCATCGAGCGACTGAAATCTAAAAGAAATGTGTTGGTGAAGATCGTCTGATTTGATCGTCATAAAGATGCCTAATCCTCTGCAATAAGATAATTCAAAACGTTACGAGGAACGTTATGCCGAGTATAGGCAAATATGCTCTCTTTAGGAACTGTCTTGATGGCGTGCAAGTCCTTAAGCGCTTGTTCGGCATCCGTTAAAAAATCCTGTAACATCTCAGTTTTGAGAGTCTTGACGTCTTTTCCAATATTATCGCTAACAAGTTTAAATACTGTATCCATTTTCTTAAAGTTAGTAGAGCCCATATGAAGAAGCTTGCGCAATAAACCTCTTCCTTCCTCTGTGAATATTTCGGCTTTCTTGGTGAGAGGTTGTGTTTGTGAATTTTTTAATCTTCCTGCACCCTCAACAAATTGATCTTGCCCCACAATCTTATTAATACCCTTCAACATTCTGAATTGATCGGGATCAAGAAGACCCTTAAGAAGATCGTGGTGCCGATTGAAATAACTCTTATAAGCTGTCGGAGTAATCGGTGCGGATTTACTTTTTCCACGGATAGAATCTTGCATGTGCTCTAGAACACCGTTAACAAGGCCATGACGGTCATCTGCATGACCAACCTTTTTAAGTCGCTCTAATACCTCGTTTAAGGCCTTCTGCTTATTGTTAGAACCCAATATCTCACGCACAACTTGCTTGTCGTTACCCTCTAACAGAATGTCTCGGGCACCCCCTTTTTCGCGCCCGAATTGGCTTTCTAAATTCTTTTGAGCCGCAGCTAATGCCTTCATATCCTTAACAAACTTAGGGTTTACTTTCTTTACACCCGTCATTTTGCTTTCAAATGAATTTAACTTACGCAGATCAACTAAACCATCTTTGTTTACCACCGTGTCAAACAAATCGTGGCTAGCATGGGATGTAATACCCTCTGTAACCGTCTCAATATGAGGCTGCCCAGCTTCACCACGTGTTTTGTAAGCCTCAAAAAGATTATCAATACGCTCTGGCGCATTCTTACCCTTCGTAAAGGCTTCGCCCACCTCTGTATCAAGTTTTTTGTATTCGTTGTTATATTTCTTAAAATATGGGGACAGTGAATCTACATCATTTATTTTATTGATCGGAGGTGAGAACTCAGCGTATTTTTGACGCGCCATGGTGGCATCTTTGCTAACTGACTCTAAATCTTGTTCTATTCCCTCTTTTAAGACCCTCAAATGACGTGCGCGACCTGCCTTGCCCTCGTTTAAAGCGTCCTTGTAGGCCTCCTTTACGCGCTGCCTTTCTGCATCCAAAACGGAAATGCGCGGACCTTTACCCATCTCGGCTCCAACAGGTTCTGGCATATTTTTGGCTAGCTGCTCACGGATGTAATCCGACATGTTGGGCAACTCTTGATCGTAAAAGCTTATATCAACATCTTTTTTGCCCTTCTTACCAAGAAGATTGTTTACTCGATTGTAATGCGAAAGGGCTTCAGAATCAGCAATTCCCACCTTCAATCCTTTATTAACAGCCTTTCCCGTCTCCGCTAGAGTGGCTAAACCCTCATCTTCTGCGACTGCGTCCCAGTGTTTCTGGGTTGCCGCCTTTCTTTCCTCCCATCCTTTGGTTAAATGCTTCTTCGTTTCAGAACGTAAGGTTTCCCCCACATCCCTAGATGAAGACACAGCACCTCTTCTTGCCTCAAAATTTGATAAAATGTCTTCAACTGCTTTTCGATCACCACGATAGGCTTTATCTAGTCCAGACCTCACGCCCTCTATCGAAGCGTTGGGATGCTCGAGATCATTCAAAGTTTGATTGATGAATGATTGTGTGTTTTCTTTCGCCGCCGCAACCTTAGGCGTGCCTGCAAATGCACGTTCAAGAATGGGCACCTGAGGCAACGCGGCCTCACCTTTTTGTGTTGGAATCATCATCTCAGCAACAGTAGGGGAGTGACCCTCCATAACAGGCTCATAAGATTGTAACTTTTTAATAATTGGATCAACGTTTTCTGTGCCAACAGCTTCTTCTAAGTTTTTCAAGAAAGACTGGCGCACACCCTGTCCAACTTCACCATTGATAACACGCTTGGCAAAAAGAGGAACATTACCAGCATTTCTGGCCATCCCATAACCAAGACCACCCACAACAGAACCTAAAATATCTCCAATAATTGGATCAATTCCTGATTCCTCCTTGATCGTCTTAGCCGTCATACCCATAGGAATAGCGGAGGCGGCCATTTCAGCAAGGGGCTTAACGTTACCCTTCATCGCCGTATTGTAAGCACCACCACCTAGAAATTCGCCTATCTTTGAAATGCCTTTGCTGACATAAGGTGTTCCTAAAGCCTTTCCACCCTTAATAAGGGCACTTCCTAAACCCGCTCCAGGAACAACAGTTCCGGCCCATTCTAACCCTTGGTGAATAGCCGCTTTGCCAGGTTCTGTTTCCCAGTCAGGCTCTTTATATCCAATTGAAGAAAGCTCATGTAAGGTAGGCACCTTGTAACCCGTAACCTTCTCCACACCTTTTCGCACAGGCCATAAAGCAAGATCAGGAAGTGGGGCTACACCGCGCGCAATAGCCTGCGTTCCTTCTTTAATCTCACGACCGTATGTTTTAGCCCTCTCCTTAACCTCATTTAAAAGGCCATCTAGTCCCTCACGCTTTTTACTGTCAGCCTTCTTAACATGTCCTTCTTCGTCAAGCGAACGCTGAGAGGCTTTAGCTTTCTGCTCTTCAAAAGCCTCCCTACTTTCTTGTAGTTTATTTCGTTGTTCTTCATAGTAGGCAAAGGGGCTTTTTCGCTGTTCTCTGGCATCCTTGGTTGACTCCTTTTCATGGGTTGGTTCAGCGTTAGTTGATTCGTTTTTCCGAGCAGAACCTAACGCCTCTCTTCTCTTTTGAAGCTGCTCCCGCTGGCTATCAAAATAATCAAATGGGCTTTTTTTTCTTTGCTCGGTCATTCCCCATCCCCTGTTAATTCCTCATACATGACATCAATTTCTCTTTGCTCGTCGGGCCCTAACTTCTTGTATGCACTTTCCAATACAGATCTAATACGATCTGCTGATTTTTGCCATACTTCATCTGAAACTAATTTAGCGTTTTCTATTTGTTCAGTCGTGGAGCCCTGAAGTTCTCCTTGCTTATCAATCGTTTTGTCTGAATTTTCTTTGCGAGCAATATTGTAATAATGAAAATCTTTCATAAGCTCACTAAGTGGTTGGCCTCTTCTTAGCATGCTTTTGAAGTTTTCAGCCGTAACTTCTCCTTTGGAAAGAGATGTTTTGGATGAGTTCTCAACGTTAGTTTCTGGAACAAGATCAGGTGACGTCTTAGACTCTTTCATTACCTTAATAGAATAGGCTGACCGCATACCCGTCAAATCAGCTGAACTTTTGCCAATAAATGCGTCCGTCTTGTTTTTAAAGAAATCTACGCCCTTAACTGTGTTCTCTGGGAAAAAAGCACCTTGGGCCCACGGTCCAAACTCTGCTTGTACTCGCCCTGTATGAACAAGAGTCGAGAGGCCCGCTAACGTGGCGGCGTCCCCTGCAAGCTCAATAGCTTGTGATGCGCTTTTAGAATCCTTAGTAATCGCTGCCAAATCCTTTTCCGACAATTCTTCTGACTTTCGTTTCTTTTCGTTACCCAAAATATCGTGATAACGTTTTAATTCCTCCAACTCATCTCCGGAAAGATCCTCGGATACTAAATTATGCCGCGCTTGCTCGGCTAATTCTTTTCTCTTCAACTCTTCTGTTGAAAGGTTATGTTCTCTCTCACGATGGGTAACAGTTGCATCTTTTCTTAAATCAGCTAGTACCTGTTCAAGCTGTGCCTTGTTAAGGCTTTGCTTATATTGTTTTTCCAAATAGTCATTGTGGTTTGCTGGAGCTGTGCCCATACCTTGAGCCCACGCACCCATCATGCTACCAGGACCCATAGCCTCACCCATCTTAATCGCCATGTTTCCCAAAGTCTGTGCATGGGGATTAACAGCCATGGTAGGTAGGTTTTGATGTCGGGCTTTCTCTTGCATGAACTGTTGTATGGCCGCTAATTGCTGCGCCATAAGCTCATTGTATTGAGGGGCTGGAACCACACCACCTTCGGCAAATGAGGGGCGTTGTTGGCCGTTTACAACAAGATTAACTGGTTGCTGTTGCTGTGGCTGCTGAAATAGATTCGCCCCCAGACCGGCAATAGCCGTCCCCAAAGCCCCCGCTCCCGATGGTGGTATATGGGTGCTAGGGGGCAGAACTACTGGCTGATAAGGTACACCACCAGGCACTTGGTTCGTCGCGTTATTAAGAATAACTTGCTGCGCCAACTCAGCTCCTGGACCTTTCGCGTTAAACTCATTAATCCTTGCAGTAATTTTTCTTTGCTCTTCTGCTGTTTTGTCTGCTCCAACAATCTTGTGCAACTCACCTTGCGCAGCTTTATTTGCAGTGTCACTATGAGCCGCTTTCCGCGCCAACTCTTCTTCAAAGATTTGACGATCGCGTTGCGACTTCCACAACTCATTCTGCATAGCAGCTGATTGTTTGGATGCATCCGATTGAGCTAAATAACTATCTTTTTGAGGGGTGTATAAATGGTTCATCTCTGAGAGGGCTTGATTGTGAGCTTGGTTTTCATATTTAAAACGCATATCACCCAAATATTCATTTCTGGCTTTATCAGCACGTGCTAGCGCTGCCTGATATGCTGGCCTGTTTGCAAAATTAATGCCCGCAATTTTCATAAAACGACCTCGAAGGTCAGGTATGGTTTCATTAGCGAAACGCTCGTCATATTGCTTCTCGGCAAGTTTATACATACCCATGTTTCGCTCAAGCGCATCTTGATAAACAGGGCTGTCCTTTACTCTTCCACTAAAAAACTTATCTCTTAAACTTTCTAAGTTATCTGCCGTTCTTCCAATAACGTCCGCTTCTTTTCCTACTACATCTTTTAACTTAGGATCGCCCTTAAGTGAAGCAATTAAATTGTCTAATCTCACAGCTTCTTTTGCGCGGTTGGCTTCAAGAGTATCCGCCACATTAAGAGATTTTTTCCAACTCTCTTCTGTTTCCTTAGCCGTAGGTGGAACCGTGCTACCTGGGAACACATAAGGATTTTCACGGATGGTATCAACAATCTTGGGAATAGACGTAAAAGCTTCTCCGGTGCGCTGTTCATGTAAATCACGTGCTTGCTTTAGAGCTGCTACAAACTCACTATCTCCCTCAGGGGTTTCGGTGGGCCCCCTTTTGATAATGTCGGCTATCTCGCGCGGAGTGTATTTCCCAGCGTAAGGTTTGTGAAATTCCTCAAATGACGGATTTATCCCCTGACTTATAAGCCTTTTCCTGGCCTCATTTTCTTTCTGAATTAAAGGATGGTCGGCTCCATTTATATATCCAAAATCATTGCTACTCTTATCTTGGCCCGGCCACATTACATCTCTAAATTCTTTTGAAAGATGACCTGGGGTCATCTCTGAAAGAGCTTTTAATGCTCCTGGTGTTCTTAGAATAGTTGCAGGCGTCTGCCCCACCCATGCATCCTCACTTGATGGATGATTATATATCTTCTTAAGAATTTGAAGTGACTTAGTCAGTTGTGGAATACTTGCGCCCTCATCAAATCCATACTTCTTACGAAGGGATTCGGCTAAATCTTTATGTGAAAACTCTGGGCGCCAACCCATCGCCTGCTCATGATCTTCAATAATATCCGACTCTGCGATTCGTCGGGATTCTTGAGAATTCCTAAGCAAATGCCCTACCCTCGATCTTTTCGAAAGTTTGTCAACAACTTTTCCGGGATCATCGGCAGAAATAAACTTCAAAAAGTCCTTGGCATCCGCCACAGAAAAGTCTTTGGCATCCGGGAGCTTGTCTAAAAAAGAACCATTAATCTGAGGCTTTTCTATATGCAAAACGTCTAAAAGACCCGCATCAATAGGGCCTTCTTTAGCCACATCCTGAAGATAAGATTTAGCCGTGGCACTCAATTTAAGCTCTTTGGCTATCTCGTCCACTTGCTTGGGTGTCAACACCATAGAGCGGGGTAAATTTAAATCTTTTTGAAGAGAATACCTTATGGTTTGGTTAAGTTTCTCTTCCTCTGCAGTAGGCTCATAAAGAGTCCTTTGCTTCTGTACCCAATTTGATGGCTCAGCCGCTTTTTGAAGTTCACCAACTCGATTGGTAAAATCTTCATTAAGCTTAATGGTCGCTTGTGTTGGCTCTGGCATGCTATATCCTCTATTTCTTTAAATAAAAAGAAAGATTCTTTGTGGGTGGTGGCAAGACACCACGATGTTGCGATTTATGCTTTTTAATATTCTTTTGGAAAAGATCAAGACTATTGTGTCCCTTTTCTAAACTGAGATTGCCAAGCATCATAACGTGGTAAGGCAAAATAGGTACCTCACCACTTGAAAACGCTACAGGAACACGTTGCTTTCCCTGGGTGAGCTTCTTTAAGTATTCAATCACCTGAGCTCCATATTCCTTTTCCATAGTCTCGAGCCACTCTTGGATACGCTTAGCGCCTGCCGCCGAATCACCATTACCAACCATACTGACTGTGTAAGCGTTCACCACAAATGTGTCCTCGGGTACATCCGTATAGATGGAATCAGAAACACCGTCACCTGGTCCTTTTAAAAGAGCGCCACTTTTAACAAAGTCTTGCTTTTGAATATCATCTTTAGGTGTTTTTCCCCAAATTTTAGGAATAGGAACAGTGCGTCCACCCTTGTTTTTAAACTGACGATCGTTTCCAGGCAGGCTTCGTTGATCATCTTCGTAAATGTAATAAGGTTCGCCAGGCTCATTGCGGTAGGGATTAACACGCCTTTTGTAATCGGCAGGATTGAGACGTGCGTTTAATCCTAATCTCTCGCGTGATCTTTCTTCTTTTTCTTCCTCTCGCCTTCTAAATTCTTCCTCTATCTTCATCCTTTCCTTGTAATTGTCTTTATCGGCTTTGTGAGCTAGCAAACCCGAAATACCTTGAAGAGCCATCGGTGCCATAGCTAGAAAGTTAGAACCACCACCTCCACCGAAACCAAGTGATCCAGGAACCCCACCACCGCCTCCTGCGGCGCCAGGCAACGTGCCCATCAAGTTTTGACCAGTCTGTGAAGTGTAAGAAGTTATGCCTGGAGCAGAAACGGTATTACCACCAGCACCACCCATGCCACCCATAAGTGCACCTGCACCAGCAGCTTGGGGAGCTGCCCAATTACTCATAGTCTGACCCAGAGCACCCATGCCTGGAATGCCGCTTTGACCTAAAGCAGCGCCCATTTGACCAAAACCTGGAATGTGCGGAGCTAACATTTGAGCACCCCATGTTAGAGCGCCCGCTTTTCCGGCCTGCCCTAGCCAATCTTGAGGCTTTCGACCCGTAAGAGCTGAGCCAAGCGCACTACCGCCTGCTGCGCCAAGGGGTCCACCCATAACAGCACCCGCTACGGTCGTTGCTACACGAACAACTTCACGAACAGGATTGGATTTAAAGGGGCGGGAAATTTCTTTAAAGACTTTGTTAAAAACATTTCCAAACTCGGGGAGCCCCGTAATTTTGTTAATGTTTTCTCCACCACGTTGTGTATTTAAAAGATAAATCATGTTCTGAGGCATCAGAACAATCAAACTATCTCCACCATCCCCCGCTCTGGCCATCTCTTTAATCCCCCGCATGTCATCGCCAGGGGCTGGCATGAAAGGAATTTCCTTAGTAAGGCTTGATCCAATTTCATGAAAATGATCCATTTCGGGAGATTCTTGGCCAGACTCATCCTGTTGAATAGCATTAATGTATAGCTGCCTAAATTCAGGATCGTTTTTGAGCTTTTCGCCCAAAGGTGCATAACTTCTGATGGGAATTTCATCATCAATGAAAGGCATTCCATGCCCTTCAGGGTTCTGCATCAAATCAAAAGATTTAGCCTCATCTCTGCGAAGATGAACCATTTTTAGTTCTGTGTTCTCAAATGTCTCCTCATCTTGTGGAAGAGAAGACATGTTAAGGGAAGGATCGTTTTCTGGCGATTTGTACATCGTTATTAACCTCTCATCTTACCTGACTTATTGCATTTGTGGGCCATACGACTGAGGCTGAGTGAGGTACGAAGCACCTTGTCTCATGGCACCCATCGGTGACGCACCTTGGCTATAAGCTTGGTAAGCGTTTTGCGCGGCTTGAGCTGCTGGGCCAAATCCACCTGTTTGCTGAAAAGCGTTCTGCATGGAAGGCATAAATCCTTGACCTTGGTGCATGTTGTTCGCAAAGTTGCTTATACCTTGGCCCATAGGTGAGTTACCAAAAACGTGAGGCGCTGAATGCGCAAACATCTGAGATGCAGCCTGGTTCATAGGCATGCCTTGAGACATGTTATTAACCATGCTTCCAAGATTCTGCCCAAGAGCGGCAGCAGATGGGTGGTTTGCGCCTTGAGGTGATAAGTTTTGGCCGAACTGATTGAAAACTTGCTGACCCATTCCACCTAAAGCGTTTCCAGCAGCACCACCCAATTGCTCACCTAATGCAGCACCAGCTGGACCGCCAACGCTAGCGCCGAGCGCACCACCAGCCAGAGGGCCAAGTGCCCCTAGAACGCCTGGTAGGGCTTGGCCTGCCGCACTGAAAAGACCGCCGCCTATGTTCTTAAGCATGCCACCAAGACCGCCTGTGATGCCGCTTAATGCGTTTCCAATGCCACCTGTAAGACCGCTAAAGGCATTACCAATGCCACTAAAGATGTTACCCAAGCTAAAATATTCAGGAAAACCAGTTGTAGGGTTGGATGATCCGGCCGTTGGGCACAACATATCCATGGCAGCACGCGTGCGAGGACCAATAATGGCTAGGCATGTGTCACCAAAACGACCCGATTCCCTGGCAGATTCAATCTCTTCTGTAGACATACGATCAATACCGACACGGCCGCCTTTAGAAAAATGCTGACGTGAGTAGCTCAAAAACGAGCGCAAAAAATCCGGATTTTCAAAGGCCTTCTCTAATCCGTTTGTGTAGATACGAACACCAGGGTTCCCGTCCCACAACTGAGAAAAGCTTTGTAGTTTATCCAAAACATCACATTCTTGTGATGAGGCGTGAACGATATGATATGACTGCGACATGTAAGTGTTCCTCTGCTAAGTTATTTTTCTAACTTAGATAGATAACAATTGATAAATTGTTTCGGATGCCCACCGACGCCAATCTTTGTTGTGAGGATAAATTTTACGACTTGGATACGGAATAAAGGGATACTGATTGCTTGAATTGAAGTACACAAGATTTGCCCATTCTTGCCAGTTTTCCTCAGTTTCAGAGGCAACAGGCCAGTTCAATTCAGGACGCAGAAAAGATTGTTGATTAGCCCACTTATTAAAAGAAATCCCATAAGGAACAACAACAGTGCTCACGCGGCGGCCGCTCCCCTTTGAATGCCATGTAACGTTTTGCCACCCTCAAAATAACCGCCTACAACATTGCTTCGAATTTGAACAGAAACAAGTCGCCCTTGTGTGGGTGAAATATCAATGTATTCCGTCGATTGATCAAATGTGTATGTGTCAGAAAAAATGTCAGAACTCTGTGCATACATTTTATTTATAATGTTTAGCTCCATTGTTCCTTTTAAAACAAAATCCGGCTCAACACGAAACGTTTGCATGCAAATGTTGTTTTCTGCCGACGGCTGCGCTGAAAAAAAGTTCTTATAAGGATAGATAACAAAAGCATCAATAGCCTCGGAGTAGTTATTAAACACATCATCATACCCATACTCATGCTGAAATATCGGATACGTAGAAATGATTGTGTTGGATGTTAAAATTGTTTTGTATATCTTTGTGGATGGCATAATACGGTAATCATAGGTGGACAGAGACAAAGCCACTGACCTTTCCATGGGTGAGTCGGCCCAAGCTCTTGATTGTGGGTAATACATAATCATGTAATTGTTTTCTGATGCGCTCACGCCCTTTGGAAACAAAAAGCATATTTCGTCATTCAGTTCATCAACAAAACCTGCAATCTTAGCCTTGTAATCACGGTTAACACCTGTTGTTGTGTCAAAAAACCAATTGTTGTTCATGATGTTATCAAGTCGACCAACAGAACCGTTATAAACGTAAAATTGTCCTTTTCCTACCCAATAAACAATGTTTTGATAAACAACAATGCTTTTTGATGACCAAATGGAAATGTTGGGGGAAATTTCACTAATGTCAAATATTCCAAGTTCTGCATCTCCTGGGACATATTGAGCGCGATACAAGCCATCCAGCGTCCACAAAAGAAGCGAGCCTTGATAGTTAATGACAGCACAACACTTTGTTCTACCAAATGTTTCCCAGGCACTCCAGTGTGTAACATCGGATGTTAAACAAAATCTAATGCCTTCGTTCCCATAAACAACAATAAGGTTGTTGGAAGTTGCAATAACACCACCGCTACAAGTTATAGGGCCAACTGGTCCATCCCCCGTTAAGGACTCAAATTGTACAAAGGGTGCATTTGAGTTTTTGGAACCGTAAAAGACTGGCCCGTCTGTCTCAGTCGTGATGTCATTTAAATTGGGCGAAACCTGTGCAATAACAACAGGTACAGCACCGCCGCTTGTTAGAGTCGTTGCTGTAAAAGACCAGAGGTTCTCACCATTCGGCGTAAAGCCGACAACAGGCGTGCGTGTTATTTCGCCTGTTACTGCTCCATTGTTGGTGATATTAAAATAATTGAGAGACGAAGGCCTGCCTAAATAAACGTCATAGGATTGCGAATTTGGGTTGCCGAAAATACTTCCTACAACTTCCTCTGTTCCTTGAAGAATATCAGCCCATCCAAGCATCTTTTGGGGCCATCCGTGATAAAAACGGCAATATTGTCCTGCAATAAAATTGTCACTGTGAAATGATGTTCCATCCCTTTGAATGCCAGGTTTTGCCCCTAATACTATGGGTATAATGTTCATGAGAAAGTTGCCCCGTACAATTCAACATTTAAATAAGAAACACCAGTAGCAGACGCAAGGTCACTTGAAATGTTCATCTGACCCGTACCGCCGCCGACGATCCCTATTATTCGGTAATTAACTGTGCTGTAGGGGCCTCCTCCACCAATATCATCCACAATGTATATGGGAACGGGTATTAAGTCCTGATCTGTATACGCCCCCGCGCGAGCTGAATAAACATTCACAGCTCCTTGCGCAGAAAGATTCCCAAATGCTCCACCATCAAATGAACGTTGTGCTTGTAATACGAGCGTATTAGCAGCAGGTGGTCCAATTTGAAGAACGCCTTGAATCACCGCGAACCCAGATATGTTCCCCATGCTCAATTGCAAATCAAATAATGTTGTTGGAACTACGTCTATAGCCGTGGCCGTACTGTCGAAGTCCACTATGTTTTCTAAAATAGCCACGCCTCCCCATGTGGAAGTGCCCGCCCTAGAAATGGGAAATTGACCGTCACCTGTTGGAATAGGGTACAAAATATCAACAGGGTACATTGAAGCTTCGGCTGCGTTAACGTAAAAATTTGTGGCCAATTCATTTCCTAAAACGAATGTATTGCCAATAGGGGCAGCATTGGTACCTGCGCTTAAGATAATGTCAAAAGCAGAGTTTGTTAGATTGTGCACCGTCCATTGGTTGTTCGCTATGCCAAAATAAACCGTAACTGGCGCAGCAATCGCACCCGACGCGCTCAAAACAATAATTTCATAACTTAAATTTTGGGTAGACAAATCATAAAACGTTACATCTACGGGGATGTCGACCGTTACAAGCGATGTAACTGAGCCTGTGTTAAAGGGAAGGCCGACGGTTGTGTAATCTGAGGCCCCATCAAATTGCACCATGCATGAAGCACCTGGCAACAAATCCAATGCAGCACTAGAGTTAATAAAAAGAGTTGGATTACATTGAAGATTAACAATAACTGAATTGTTATTGTAAATATAGAAAAAGAAACCGTTAGTTGTTGTGACGGGCGGAAGATTAACAAGCGTACAACCAGTCTCTGGGATCAAAAGCTTGCCCCAATGATCTATTACAATATCAAAATCCGTTGAGAAAGTTACACTTGCAAAATCAACGTTTAGGGTTTCAGGATTAGGTGGATTAGGTAATGCAATAAGACCGTAACCAGCTAATGTTTCAGCGTTTGTACCAGACACTGCCGCACCGAACAAAAGAAATAGCCATATACCAGCCGATGTTGAGCTATCGGCCAATGTGACAGCGTACGTCAACCCCGCTTCCATTGTAAAAACTGGGATGCCATCAAAGTCCAAAACGTCAATATTGGTTGCCCCAAGGTTCCACATGATAAAGGCTTGACCTGTTGCTGCTTCTGTTGCGTTTGGCAGCTGAACTGTTCCTGGATCATCGAGACACAAAAAGGTCATTGTTGTTCGAACAGGGTTACCTGTGCTGGTAAAGCTAAACGGCCAGAACAAAGACAAAGTTGTGCCTAGCGTCCAGTTAATGTCGCTTATATAGGATATGTAGGTAGCATCACCAGGTTGTATAGGGTTACCCCCAAAAGTAAAATTTGGACCGCTCATTTCTCCACCTCATTTCTTATAAGGAAATAATCACCAATATCACCAACAAGGCGATTGTCTTGTTTCTTCATTGAATCCATTGATTCTTTAAATCTATTTTTCCAAATGTCTGCTTCGTTGTAGTTTTGTAAAAAGAAATTGGCTTCCATGACTGCGGCATTCATAACAGCATCGGGATTATAGCGAGTTAGAAAGTTCTGCTGGTTACTGTCGGATAACAAGTCCGGTATCTGGTAGTATCCTATCGTATAGGGGTATGCCTGATCTGGTGTTGGAACAAAACGCCACTGGGAATACTCCATATCAGAGTATTGCTGGGGCACCCCTTCGCTTGTGTTGTCTTGGTCAAACTGAGAACAATACGTCCATATTCTTTTCTTTAAACGCTGGTAGTTGTTGAACTCAGTTTGGTAAGGATTGTTGAAATACGTCCCAAAAGAAAACGTTACCAACCAATCAAAAGGCTTCTCAATGAACTGTTGTCCAGGAATAAAAAACCCATCCATAAACTTTTGAAACCCAACAATGTTAAGCTCGCGGCAAATGGTTCGTTGTCCCAACATGATAAATGTATTGATGTTTGTATCAACACGAGGGTCCGTTCTGTTCAGCGCCCCTATAACGTAATTTTTAACGTCATCGTAATTTATTTGATTAGCAGACATTAAAATAAATCTAATCCTTTCTAGTTTGGATTAACTATTTGCCAGTAAACATCAACCGAGGTGGCTTGGCCCGCTCCGCCCACCAAGAAAACAGTTATATTAAACGAAGTAGCGTTTACACGCCCTGCGGCGGGAGCAGTAATAATAGGAGCCGTTACAATACCTCCGCCTGCCATATCCGCGATTGTGAGATTAATAATGGAAGAAGTCGTAACGGCTGTGGAGTTAATTGTTGTTGTGCCTGAAATTCCAGTAGCCAGACCAACAGTTGCTGCCGCTCCAGAATTCTTATTCGTTGATGTCCATGCAGGTATACCGGAGGCAACTGTATATACTTGGCCAGTCGTACCAATAGCTAAACGTGCGTTTGTAGAACCAGCCGTTCTGTAAATCGTATCGCCTGTGGTCGTCGTTGGCGCGAGAGCATTAAAACCAGCTGAGGCCGTTGTTTGGCCTGTGCCGCCCTTTGCTACAGATAAAGTATTTATAGTTAATGTAATGGTCCCTGAATTGTTAATAGGTGATCCACTAACAGTAATAAACGAATTTGACGAGGAGACGCCCACGGAGGCATTCACCCAACGTGGCAAAACACTTGGCCCAACTACTTGGCATGATAAAACTTTGCCAGGAAAATCATTGAGTAGAGCCACCCAAGATGAGGTGGAAGCTTGGTAATAAAGCATGTCCCCGTCCAACCCCGCAGGGGCGAGAGCATCAAATGCATCTGAGGCCGTTATTTGACCTGTTCCGCCAAGAGTAATAGGTAGCGTGTTAATGGTCATGGCAAGCGTGCCAGAGGTCGTAACA